ATGCCCCCACTGACCGACCTGGCCATTCGCAAGGCCAAAGCAAGTGACCGCACCCAGAAGATCTTCGACGGCGGGGGTCTGTATCTGGAGATCTCGCCCAAGGACAGCCGCTGGTGGCGGCTGAAGTACCGCTTCGACGGCAAGGAGAAGCGACTCGCGTTGGGCGTCTATCCAGACGTCACCTTGGCTCTTGCCCGGCAGCGCCGGGACGACGCTCGGCAGCTGCTGGCGCGCGGGGTAGATCCGGGCGAGCACAAGAAGGCGGCAGCCGTGGCTCGGGCGGAACTGGGAGCCAACACGTTCGAGGTCATCGCGCGGGAATGGCTGGCCAAGCGCGACTGGGTGCCTAAGTACCGCATCAAGGTCGAGGCGTGGTTCGCCAATGACGTGTTCCCGTGGGTCGGGAGCCGACCAGCGGCCGAGTTGGAAGCGACGGATTTCCTGTCGGTCGCCAGACGCATTGAGGCCCGCGGCGCCATCGAATCGGCGCATCGAATCATGCAGAACTGCAGCCAGGTGATGCGGTACGCCATCGCCACCGGCAGGGCCAAGCGCGACCCGGTTGCTGACCTGCGCGGCGCTCTTACCCCCGCACCAGAGAATCACTACGCCGCAGTCACCGAGCCCGTCGAACTGGCGCCTCTGCTGCGCGCCATGTATGGCTACTCCGGCACGCTGACGGTTCGGATGGCCCTCCGCCTCGCTCCAATGCTGTTTCTGCGTCCTGGCGAGCTGCGGCAGGCCGAGTGGACGGAATTCGACCTCGAAGAACGGTTATGGACGATCCCGAAGGGGCGGATGAAGATGCGCCGGCCACACATTGTGCCGCTGTCGGCCCAGGCTCTGGCGATCCTCGAGGAGATCAAGCCGCTTACGGGGCGGGGGCGCTACGTCTTCCCCTCGGCTCGTTCCAAAGCACGGCCCATGTCAGAGAACGCAGTGACTGCTGCTCTGCGCAGGATGGGATTCGAGTCGGGCACGGTGACCGGACACGGATTCCGCGCCACGGCGCGCACCATCTTGGACGAGGTCCTTAAGTTCCGCCCCGACATCATCGAGCACCAGCTGGCCCATGAAGTGAAGGATCTGAACGGCCGAGCGTACAACCGCACAACGCACCTGGATGAGCGCATTCGGATGATGCAGGAATGGGCCGACTATCTGGACCGGCTCCGCGCCGGAAACGTCGTGCAGATGCGGGCGGCCTGAGCAGTTACACCCCGCCCCGCAGATCCCGCAGTGCTGCCCTTACCCGCGCCTTCTGCGGGTCCTTCGCCCTGGGCTTCTTCGCGGCCGGCGGACGGATTGGCGCCAGCGCTTCCTTGACCCGCTCCAGCTCTTTCGCCCCCGCCTCGGCCAGACGCCGGGCCTGCTGCAGCTGTTCGGGCGTCGGCGGGAGGCCGGGCAGCGGCGGTAGAGGTTCCCCCGGGGAGCCGTCCACCATCCGAGCCACAGCGGCTCGCAGCCGCATCTCTGGGTAGAGCCTGGCCGCGCACCACCGCTCGGCGTAGCGCTTGCCCTGATCGACGCTCGCCGCCCATACATCCTTGGTCTGCCACAACTTCCGGGCATCGAGGTGCACACGCACCCCGCGCTCCCTCGCCGGCGAAACCTGGGCGATCTGCCGGCCACTCCACCACAGCACCCATGTATCCCTCAGCTGGACCCAGCCGGAGGGTGGCGGTGCGGTACGGAAACCTTGATAGCCGTGCATGGGAAGCATGGCCGGAAGGATACGACCGGCGGTCGCAAAGGCTGCGACAGGTATCGTAACGGTTAAGCGTCCCGAGGCTTAACCCTGCTCAGCAGCCAAGCCCCGTCCTTTCCGAGCATTTTCACCGCGCGATTGACCGCATCCGTGCCAAAGGACTCGATTGCGTCAAGCAATCCGGTCATCTCCGCATAGAGCTTTGCTGCGTGAACAGGCTGGTCCAGCTCGACAAGGCACTTGGGGTCACCAAAATCGTGTTCGAACAAGCGGTCCAGATCCGCTTTCAGTCCGTCCGCCGCCATCACGAATGACGCAACTAGGCCAATCAGCTCCCCGTCGCCAAGCGTTCCCTGCGCCAGCGCAGTGCGGCAGGACGGGATAGTGTCCTTTGGCAGCCGGATCGTGAGACGGATTACTTGGCCTTCCAATGCGGCGGTGTAACAGCCTTCAACGTCTTCCCGCCATGCCCGCGCCCGAACAATGTCTAAGGCCGCGATTATCTCCGCCCCCACAGACAACGCCGCAGAGCGGCGAATTCGCCTGTTCTTCAACATCTCCTGCCCTGTTGTCGCGGCAAAAGTGATCAAGCCGCCTACCAGCGTTGAAATGATTACCTTCCAATCCATGTCGCCCGTCCCCCGAATTCCGGTGGATGGTCCCATATCCAACCTCTCGGAAACACCGGGGCGAACAGCCGAGATCGGCCTACACGCCCTGGGCACGGCCGACCGGGCTACGCTCCGGCCATGTGCGGCAGATTCGTCCAGCTCCCCGTTGTCGACTTTGGCCAGCCGGGCTTGGCTGACCTTGCCCCCGGCCTGGCCGAGATCCAGCCCAGCTTCAACCTCGCCCCCACGCAGCGGGCGTCGGTGATCCTGGACCGCGGCGAAGGCCGGCAGGTGACGCGGCTGGCCTGGGGCCTGCTGCCGTTCTGGGCGAAGGCCAAGGGCCTGCAGGGCTCGACCATCAACGCCCGGATCGAGACAGTGGCCACCAAACCGGCCTTCCGCACGGCGTTCAAGAAGCGCCGCTGCGTGATACCCATGGCCGGCTACTACGAGTGGTCGGTGAGCCCGATCGATGAGAAGAAGGACCCGTGGTTCATCCACGCCACCGGGCCGCTGCTGGCCGCCGGCCTGTGGGAGGACACCAGCCCTCTCCTTTCCGACGGCAACCTCGGCACCTTCACCATCATCACCGGCGACAGCAGCGGCGTCTCGGCCGACATTCACGACCGCATGCCGGTGTGGCTGCAGGCCGACCAGCTCGACGAATGGATGGCCGCCAGCCCAGACGACGCCATGGCGATGCTGCTGGCCAGTGAGCCGCCTGCCATGGAGGCCTACCGGGTCAGCCGCGCGGTGAACACGCCGCGGAACAACCGCCAGGAGCTGCTCGCCCAAGTTGGCTGAAGCAGCAAGCTCGAGGCAGGCTCGAGCTACCAGGTCAGGCGATCGCGCAACGCCCCCATTGCAGCTGGTCGCCGGCGCTAAGGCGAACGGCCCCGCAGAGGGGCGCCTTCTGCCAAAATCGAAAGTGCGCAGGCCACGGACGACGCGATGAACCACAACAAATGCCATGCCTCCAGACGAGCCACGACGATCACCATAGTGAGCATCGCCGCTGTCGCACTCCTGGGCGTGCAAGCTCTGCAGCACCCAATCGAAATGGCACACGCCCCGCTTGCAGGCCTATGCGCCCTGGTGGCGGCATGGGCCTCAATGGTTCTACCAGGCATTGCGCTGGCCAGCATCAGCAAAACCAAGAGTTGGGGAAGCAGCGTGACTGTGCTCGTCGGATCAGGCACCGTCGGCATGCTGAACTTCTGGGCATGGTTTACCCATCCAGCTCTTGGGTGGTATCTCGGCATAGCTGTAATCGTCCTGAGCATCGCTGTCGTTATCCTTCGCGGCCTACCTCGATCAGCCATCGTCCCTGCGGCGCTCTCCCTCACCATTGCGATCTTCTATTTCGCCATCGCCGCCGATCATGGAATTTCAGACGATGCGCAAGGAATGGTTGCCGCACGCTACTGGGCACAGGTTGACAACAAACTTCCCCAGTTTGCTGCCGATCAGATCCAAGCCGGGCGCGATCATCTCAGAGGTTTCACCACTGGCGACTGGCTCACAAGCGACCGTCCCCCGTTGCAGACCGGAATGATCCTTCCCGTCTACTCGGCTGGGGACACTGCAAATAGAGAATTGCTCGGATTGGTAGCTGGCATTGCCGCAAATTCTATTTGGGTCTTCGGCCTCTGGGCTCTGCTTGGATCGTTGAACGTCACACGCCGGCATGCATTCATTGCCACGGCGTCCGTGGCAATGATCGGCTCAACGTTCGTAAATGGCGTTTACGTGTGGCCCAAGCTCTTGGCCGGCGCATTCGGGTTGGGTTTGGCTGCCATCGCCGTACGCAGGAACGACGCCCCAGTCCGCGACATGGGGCTTATGGGGGCTCTCGCTGCTCTAGGGCTGCTTGCCCACGGCGGCGTCATTTTCTGGATAGTAGGCGTGGCCGCAGTCGCGATCACCCGAAGCCGACTCCGCATCGCTCCTTTGACCACTGCGTTTGCTGTCGGGATCGTCCTGTTCCTTCCATGGCTCTTGTTCCAAAAGCACTTTGCCCCTCCAGCTGACCGACTCCCCAAGTGGCATCTGGCCGGCCAGGTTGAGATCACCCAGGACAGCCTGCTTTCGACGATCAGGAACAACTACGCAAAGCTAGGACTCTCCGGGGTGGCGCAGGCGAAGCTGGACAACCTGAAAATCCTCTTGGGGACGACACGCCTCGACATCGATGGAACGACCAAGCCAGCCCAGGCTTGGGTAGATGATCCTGCGGCGGAGATCCGGCGCAATCAATTCCTGTTTGTTGGAACCGCCCCGATGATCGCCCTGCTAGGCCTGCTTGCGCTGTTCAACCGGAGTTCGAGACCGGCATGGCTTCGCCCGCTAGCGACGATGGTCGGGGCTTCTTCCGTCGCATTCATCCTGATCGAGTTCGGCGGAAATCCGGGTAGTCAGGCCTGGCTGGTCTGCGCCCCCATGTCTCTCTACTTCGCATGGGCGGTGATTGGCCCTCTCGCCCTTGCACCTCACCGCATCCTGTCAGTTGCAATGACGATTGGCCTAGCCGCTTCCTTCTGGACCGCTTGGGTATGGAAGGCAGCAGCAGTCAACGCCGACCCCCACTACGTGCTTGGCCCGCCCAACTACGCAATGATTGCGATCTACTGCGCAACTGGTCTACTGCTCACTGCCGCACCAATAGTGCTTGCGATCAGATGCGACCGTCACCACGAATCGTCAACATGCTAGGTGAAGCTGGGTGACCTGCATTGGCAACCCGGCGCTTCCATCATGCTTTTGCTCACGCCAAGCGATCCGCCGTCACCCGAACCCCAGCGGAACCTCGGTTAGGTCCACGATGAAGATCGTGGCGTTCTGCGGCCCCATCGTCACGCCGCCCACCGGGAAGGTGTTGGTGATCAGGGTCTGTTGAGTCACCTGCAGCCGGGATAGGAAGATCCGATTATCACTGGTCATGTGGAAGTAATCGGCATTCATGGTGCACCGATCCTGCGATTGCGCGAAGTAGTAGAAGCGCGGTGACGGAATGGCAATGCCTATCTTCGTCCCTGGGAAGAACTGGCCGATCTCTACGGGAGGCCCAGGGACTGTTGGCAGCGCCACCACTTGGAGTACCCGCAGGCCCTTGCGCCTTGAATCGTAGAAGACCGTGCCGTCTTCGCCACGCATGCGCACACCAACCGGTCCACTGGCCGCACGCTCGTTGGCATTGAACGTGTAGTACTCCAGCGTCTTGTTCGGCGCTTGGCTGGAAGCGTAGACGAAGCACGTCACACCGGTCTGAACCAGAGTGAATCCCGTCGTAGTTGCCACGCTGTCGTTGATGTAGCGGCAGACATGGAGGTTCGTTGTTCCGTTCGTTGAAGCCAAGACCCCGCTCGGCGACCATGAGGCAAACGGCGGCGTGCCGCCGGTCCCGCCACCGGAGAAGGATCCAGTGTTCAACGTCCCGGACTTGGCCAGCTGCAGGTTTCGATAGCCGAGACCGATCTGGATCTGCCCGGTTCCCTGGTTTCGCACGCGTAATCCGACGGCCATCAGCTGTAGATCCCGTAATGAATGGTGATGCCGCCGACCGTGTCCGTCGTGGGCTTGCTCGGAAACATCTCCATCCTGACGTGGAAGTTCACCACGTCAGGGTCCCAGCTCCAATTGATGCTGTTTCCCGAGATGGTTACCGAAGGGACCAGCATCCCGTATACAGATCGTTGGCCCTCGCAGGTGAAGTAGTAAAAGGGCTCACCGCCTGAAAAGTCATTGACGATGAGCCCCCCGTTTGCCTCGGGCGGCGCGATCCACTTGTTGTTGGAGTTGACCGGGTTGTAGAGCGGAAACGTGTACGACCCGATGATCTTGGTCAGCCGCGTGGTGACCGTGGTCTCCACGTACCCGCTCTCGCTCCGAACCCGCAGACCCACGTCGGCCATTACAGCAGCACTCCAAGTTCGACGGCCGGATTGCCGTTCGGGTAGTAGATGTAGACGCCCTGGTTGGTGATGTTGAGGCGATAGCCGCCAGCCACCATTCCGTTGAACTGGAACCCGCCACCAGCTGCCTTGTCGATCCTCCAGCCGGTGTGGCCTGCGACGTAGTCATCGGACTGGATCGCCCCGCTGATCTTCGCGTTGGTGATCGCGGCATCGGCGATCTTGGCGCTGGTGATCCACGCGGTGCCGATGAGCGCCTGGTTGATGAACGTCTGCCCGCCCTGGATCACGAACGGCGCGGTCACGTTCCCATTGACCACGTTGATGACGCCAAACCGGTCGGCCTGCATCAGGATCTGGCTCTGGTAGCTGCCATCGGGCTGCTGCTCGACACCCAAGCCCATGCCGGCCATGTAGATCTGACCAGCGCTGGTGATCTGCGCCTTGACCGTGTAGGTGGCGCTGATCCTGCCGTTGAGATCTACGATGGCTTGGCTGGTCTGCTGCACCGATGCCTGGACGCCACCGAGGTCGACATCGCCCACCGATGCCTCGACGGTATCCACGCGCTTAGCCAGTGCGCGGTCCGCCTCAACCATGACGGTCTGGAGGGTCGTCGTGCCGGCAAACACGTTCTCGTTGCCGGCGCCCCAGTCGGCATCGCCGGCGCCCTGCGCATCGAGCTGAGCGAACAGGCCATCGGTCTTGCGCCCGACGGCCTGCAGGCCCGTATCTGGGTCGTTGACCGCCAGCTCAAGCGAGTTGACCCTGCCGACAACTGCGCCGGCTTGTGCGACGGCATCACCCACGTTAAGCCAGTTGGCGCTGGGCGGCTCCTCGTTGCCCGGCCCGGCCCCCTTCCAGCTCCAGATCTTCCCATTGTGAATCACGGTCTGACCCGGCTCGTAGGTGGCATCAGCAGCCCAGATCAGCGGCGCGATCCCGCTGATACTCTCGATCTCCGACAGAAGCTCCTGCCCCAGCGCGCTCTTGTTGATCAGCCCGGAGAAGTAGGCGTCATAGAGGGTCGCATCAGTACTCGCCTCCCCCATCACGCCCGCACCCGTCGGATACCACGGGCCGATGTTGCCCGTCCTGTCCACCAGGCGTGCCCAGAAGTAGAAGCGCGCACCTGCAGCTAGGCCGTCCAGCTGCAGTCGATTCTGCGGGTAGGCGTAGTCGCCGAGCTTTACCGCCGTTTCGCGATCCGGCGCGGTGCTGCGCCAGATCTCCGTGCGCTGCGTGTCGGTCGCGCCCGGCGGAAACGCCCATGCCAGCTGGATTCCGAACACTATTGGTGTCGTGGTCAGCGACGTGACTGCCGGCGGCGGCTCGGTCTTGCCGCGGATCTCGGTAAGCATGCTCGTCGCTGAGATCGACACCGCATTCAGGGCATTCACCGCGCGCACCCGCGCGAGATACTGGCCGGCGTAGATGCCCGGCACATCGATGCTTGTCGTGCCCACCCGCCCCGCCCGCACCCAGTTCAGGTCGTCACGCTGCCATTCCACGTCGTAGGCGATAGCCTTGTCTGCCGCGTCCCACTGGATGGTCAGCGTGGGCGTGGCGATGCCCTGGTCAATCATCACGTGCGACGACAGGGCCACATTGGTCGGCGGCGGCTGCACGCTGGGCGGGATGATGCTGATGGGTGGCAGCTCCAGGCGCGTACCGTCATCGATCGCCGCATACTTCCCGGGGACGTGCTTCAGGCCCGTGATGTTGTAGGTCAGATCCTCGCCCTCGGCCACACCGACAACCCGGAACAGCTGCAGCGCCAGCTCACTGGACTCGGTCGCCCAGATGGACTGGTCCACGGGAATGGCTGACCACGGGGCCGCAACGGTCACCATACCGCTGACACGGTCAACGCCGGTGATGGTCCTGCCTTCAATCTTCCCGCTGGGAAGGGTCGCATGCAGCATATCTCCCGGGGCCATTTCATCGGGGATGCGGTCGAGCGTCAGACTTTCGGCTGCAGCGGTACGAACGCGGCCGCCGTTGCGCCGGCCTGATCGGTTGGGGTCCGAGACCTGGATCACATCGCCCGGCATGCAGTTCAAAGCGTCCAGGCCCACGGCAAAGCTCACAGCTTCCGTCTCGAGGTTCTCGGTGAACAAGATGTGGTTGCCTACCCGCTGGGCTTGCGCGCGCGAATGGCAGCCGATGGCAGTTACCTCGGTCTGATTCACGCCGTAGCGGGCGATGCCTTCCTTGTGCTGCACCGGCTCAACCTTCTGCCGGCCGAAATCATCAGGGTCCGTCCACGACACCAGCGCCACGGTATGCCGTGCCTTGCGGCCACTGCCTTCATAGCGGAACCGGCCGCCAATAACATTGGCCGGACTGAAGGTGGCACTTGCATCCTTCGGCATATCGGCCGAAGCCATGACCTGGCCTGCCGCGTAGAAGCTGATACCGCGGAACATGCTGGCCATATCCTTCAGCACGCGGTACGCATCCGCGCGACTCTGCAGGTACAGGCTGCAGGTGAAGCGCGGCTCCTGACCACCCAGACCATCGCTCACCAGCTGATCGCAGTACTGGGCGATCTGATACAGGCGCCACTTGTCCACCCAGTCCAAGGGGATGCGGCTCCCCAAGCCGAAGCGATCGTTGGTCACGATGTCAAAGAACGCCCACGCCGGGTTGTTCGTCCAAGCAGCCTTGAACGTCCCGTCCCAAGCGCCGTTGGTGGTTCCTGGGCCGCTGGTCGAGTAGATGCGGCTGATAGGGTCGTAGTTGGCCGGCACCCGAACGATGCGGCCCCAGATGCGATAGGAGCGCGACGGGATGCTCTGGAATGCACTTGCATCCACCTGCACGGCCGCGAGCGCGCAGTTCGGGTAGCGCAGCTTTACGTCGATGATCTCGGTCATCGACAGCACGTTCACCGTATCCGAGATCAGCGAATTGTTTCGGTTCGGCGTGATGCGCCGGATGCGCACCTGCCACTGCGTTCCTGCGGGAAGATCAATGCGGCGGCTGCGTTCATACTGGGACGTCGTCTTGCCAGTGATGGCTTCGGTCAGAACAGTGGAGAACTGGCCGCCATCTACCGACAGATCGACCGCGTAGGTGATCGAATAGCCCTTCCGGTCGCCGTTCTCGCCGTCAACCTCCTGCAGAGCAGGAACGGCCAAGCGAATGCGCACCGCCGACAGATCGGGGCCGCTGACAGCGCGAACCACCGGCTCCCCGCCGCGCAGCTCGACATTGATCGCAACCTCATTCTCGACCGAGGGGAAACCAGGGATGTACGACTGGTCCTGCGTGCCAGAGCGAGTTTCAACCGTCACGCCGGAGAAGTTGTACGTGCCGTCGGGGTTCTGGATCGGCACCTGGTTGAGGTAGATGGACTGGTTACCGGCAACGAGTCCACGGATCTCACCTTCGCCCACCAGATCCACGATTCGGGCCACGGCCATCGAGTGGAGGCTGTCCGGCGTTTCGACAGGAGTGCGGGCATTGGATCCGCTCTTTCCGCCAGCACCACCCATGCGGATAGCCTGGCCAACGTCGTTGGATAGCGCCTTCGACATGACAGGTGTGTTCAAAGCTGGTCCTCCGCCTGGATGCCGCCGCTGATCACTGCCGAGCCAACCAGCATCCCCTTGGTGTCGTGCCCGCCATAGGGCAGCGGAACTGGATTGCCTTGGGCCTGCGTGTTGACCGTCCCATTCATGCTGTAGCTCGGCCGGTTGTCGACGCTGTCCTGCGAGCCCAAGCCTTTCGGCTGCGGACCGAGCATCTGTACGACGCCTCCCAGTGCCATCGCGGCACCCATCTGCACGAACCCCATGCCTGAGCCGGGCGTCACGATGTTCATCCAGACACCGATGACGATCAGAACCACCCCCATGATCGTCTGCAGCACTCCACCACGCTTGCTACCTACCATCACGGGCGCAATGCGGATGTCATCGTTGCCGGGGGGATCCTGGAGCTGATCCTTGGTTATGTTCTGCTTGCCGACAAAGACAGCGAACACAATGCCCTGCTCCTTCGCGCCGGTCAGGTACTGCTGGAACCCCGGCAGGATTGCGCAGAGCGCACGGATCGCCTCAGCGGGGCTGTTCACGGCCAACCGGAAGGAGCGTCCGAACCGGCTCCCCAGCTGGCCATACAGACGAATGGTGCGCAGGCGCTCAGACACGGACTGCCTCCTTGTGGCGAACGATGTAACGGGTGCGCTCGGCCCACATGCCGCCGTAGGTGATCACCTCCGACAGGCGGCCGTGCATGTGGTGCAGCATCTGGCCGTCCCCGAGATAGACGCCGGCGTGGTTCGGCACCGGCGAGCGGATCTGCATCAGCACCATGTCGCCGCGCTGCGGGGCGCCCTCGATCAGCTCGAAGCCCTCGGCGCTCAACCGCTCCAGGCTGTAGAGGTCCTGCCCCTTCTCCCACCAGTCATCCTCGCGCTCGTAGTCGCTGAGATGGATGCCCAATTCGCGCGCGAGGAAGTCGCGGACCAAGGTGTAGCAGTCGAGGATGCCATGGGCGAACTGGCGCCCAACCAGCGGCGCCACATAGCCGAACGGCTCAATACTCTGCAGGTCACCACATTCCGGCTCGGCACCGGTGCACTGGCCGACGCTGACGATGTGCCAGGGCAAACCGCTGACCTCGCACATAACTCTGTCGGCGTCAGACGGTGCCGCCGAGGCGTTGGGATGGCTGTGAACCAGCGCCAGTATCGGACCCTCGTCTTCGACGGCAGCATAGTCCTCTGCCGGCAGGATGAAGTGCTCGCTGGGGGTCGTCGCCACATTGCGGCAGGCAACGTAGGCCTCACCACCGGCCGTAGCCACGATGAGTCCGCAGCACTCGCGGGGGTAGTCGGCCACGGCGTGCGCCTGGATGGCCTTTAGGGTGCTCTGTTGCATGGGTGTCGCCCATAGAAAGGCCCGCGCTGGGCGGGCCTGGGTAATGCTGCTGGTGCAGCGAAAAATTCAGGCCATCAGGTGCGAAGCAGGCCTGCGGCCGGGAAACCGCCGTACGGAAGCTCTTTGTCGGCGCCGAAGCGCAGCTTGCAACCCCGCACTAGACCGCTGCACTGGTCGCGCGCAGGGTCATCCGTAGGGATGTCGTTGGCGTCGGCCACTGCAGGCCCGGTGTATCCACAGTAGGGGCCGCGGTAGCCGCCCCTGATCAGCCACCCGCAGACGCCAGCGATGATCTGTCGTCCGGGCAACTGCTCACCATTGAGGTCGATTGCAGTCGTCAACTCGAACTCGACCGTCTCCTTGTCCTCGGAGGTCTTCCGCTCAATGAACCAGACCTCGTCTTGAAAGTGTTCGTTCGGGTCCGCCGTTGGGTTGCCGTCGGGGAAGTTCGCAGCGTCCAGGTATTTGGCCAGCGTCTGCCGGCGAATCACTCGCGCACCCACCAAGTCATCGAACAGGAGGCACAGGGCTGCGATCCTGCCATCGATGTTGCTCACCTTCAGCCGAGGGTTCGGCGGCTGGTCGCTGGTACGGGCGAATCCGGTGGCCTCGATTGGCCAAGGGCCATACTCCTGGCCCTGCCACCAGATCCCCCCCGACTGCAGGTGCTGGTGGAAGAACAGCTGATCAGCGCCGAAGCTGCTGCAATCCAGCTCGTACAACGTCACCCGGCCGCCGGGCTCCAGCTTCTGGGCATCGGCGGTGATCACGTCAGCACCACCTTGTCATTCATGTCCAGCGGCAGCTCCGCCTTCTCCGGCCAGTCGAAGTCTGCGGGCTGCGGCAGCAACGCGCGGACTTGGTCCCAGGTCTCAACGCCAGCCGGCGGCGCCAGTACCAGCTGCTCCAGCCTCTGGTTCACGGCGTCGCGCCAAGCCACCAGCGCGCGCGCCTCCTGCCGATAGCGAGTGACGCTGCTGTTGAAGTAGCTCGCGCAGTTCGGAATATCGTCATAACCACGTGCTTTCACTTCCGCTTCCATCCACGCGAACGCCGCGTCGCGAATCGCCCGAAAGTGCTGCGGCGAGTAGAGATCATATGGCGCCGGAACCGGCTCTGGGACGTTCTCCAACAACCATTTGGTCGGCCACAGGTAGTGGCCACGCGGAATGAACGTGTTGGAATCTACGCAATAGATAAGATCGGGATCGGCTGTAAGTCGATACATGGTCAAAGCTCCGCATCAATGGCGACAGTGAACGCATTGCTGCTTGATGCCCGGCCATCCATGCTGAAGAAGCCGGAGTTTCCACGGGGATTCAAGGTGGCCGGCGATACCGACCCGCTCGTCACAGTCAGGCTTGGCGTAACGCGCTTTTGTACCTTGTAGTAATGCGTTGAAAAATACGCACCGTCAGAGGTAGCGATACCGCCATTTATCTCGTAGTAGCGCTGACACAGCAGCATCTCTAGGGCCGGGTTTCGTTGCTCAAACCCCGTCGCAATTCCGCCAGCTTCAATTTGCACGTTTGCGATGTCCAGGGCCCACGTCTGGCTGCCAACTGCCCCTGCCTGATCCGTGTAGTTCGATCCTGCGTCCAGCCATAGCCGCACGCGCAGATGGTCATTTCCACTACCCACGGCCTTACCTGCAATGGATGGGATATCGACGGTGACTGTGTAGAGCTTCCACGTGGTACTGATGTTCAGTACCGGGCCAACGATGCTCCAGTTGTCTGGCGATCCGCCTGTGCCGAAACTCTGCACAAAACTGACACCGAGCTTGGCAGCGACATTGCCCTTTGCGTAGAAGCTGAGGGTGGCAGTCTGGCCTGCGAACGTGCCGACTCCTTCAATGGTCTGCCCGAAGTAGCCAAGCGCCGCGGCCGATATCCCGCTGTTTGAGCTCACGCGCATGTAGTACTGCGGGCTTCCGGGGACCTGCGTCTGGCCGACCGTGAACGCCTGTCGAGACATTCCAACCTTCGTTGCTGCTGCCGCCATGTACCAACGGTCGGCAGCCAAGTAGAGCGGGGCGTATCCCGTATCACGCTCAGTCTGGGCCGTGGCTCGCTGCCAGAACCTGAAATCGCCGTTGATGATCAGATTCTTACCAGTCAGCAGCGCCACGCGATCGGATGCGTCGTATAGCTCTGCGAAGTTCTCGTTGGTCTTGGTGAAGGCGACCTTGGCCAGATCGCCGATCCAACCGGGGTTCTGGGTGGTGGTGTCGATTACTTGTCGTGCCATGGCCTTTCCTTACGGCTGGAACGTCTGTTCGAAGGTGGCCGTGATGCTGTGCACCAGGCCGGTCGGTAGCGGCTCGCTGTGTGTGTCGCACTGGAACAGCAGCAGCCCCCGTGGGCTCTGCCAGTAGAAGGAGCGGCCGACATGGGCATCGAGGAAGTCGATGATCTCGTTGATTCTTTGCTGCGAGCCGGTAAACGTGAGCTGGTAGGAACGCCACCGGGCATTCAGCCCATCCGGCGCGCTCTGGCTGTAGCCATCGCCGAACTTGGCGCGCCGCACGACGGAATTCGCCGTGCCACCGCCCGTCCGCGTTGGTACCCAGCTGAAGGTGTCGGTCATGCGCGTGCCCCTATGGCATGCAGGGCGCCGCCTGGGCGCATGTCTCGGGTCTGCAGCTCGCGGTACTTCGATTCAACGAACCTGCCCAGATCCTGGCCAAACTGCTGCATCAACGACGTGTCGCCATCCGCTTCCGTGCTGCCGTCACTGTTCACAACCACGTTGACGTTGATCTGCGCGGGGCTAGATGCCGCAGCTGCGCCAGCAGAGCCACCACCAGCAGCAGCCGGGATCACCTGGCCGTCGTTGCCTGGTATCAGATAGGTGCGACCCCGACCATCGTTGAACAGCTCAGGACGGCCGCCCTCGCCCACTTCGTACAGCGTGGACCCGCGCACCGGCCCACCCTTGGCCCTGCCGCCGCCGAAGTTGCCCAGGTTGTTGCCGAATCCGCCGATGGAGCCCGCACCCGTGCCATCACCCGTATACGTGCCGCCACCACCGCCCCACGCACTGGCGACCGCGTTGATGATGCCGACCGCCGCCTGCTTGGCCGCAATGCGAGCCAGGTCGGCGATGATTGCGTTGGCCATATCGCGGAACGACAGCTTGCCGGTCTGGGCGAAGCGCACCCACGCATCCTCCCAGCCGCTCAGCGCGGTATTCATCACTGAGCCGGCGTTCTCCATCGCGTTGTTCGCGGCGAAGGCATAGTCCTGCCACGCGCGCCGTGCGCCGGCACGCCAGTCGGAGAGCATCGCAAGCCGCTGCTCCTGGAACGTGCGCTCCTTCGCCAGCTCCGTATCGCGGAACGCTGCGGCGTTTGCCGCCATCAGGTCCCAGGTCTCCTTGTCCTTGGCCACATCCCGGCTGCCTAGGCGCTTCAACTCGTCCTGATACTCGCGCTGGATGTCCAGCTGCCGGCGCAGCATCGCCACCGCATCCGACCCACCGGACATACCCATCAGGTCGAGCTCGTTGGATCGGTCACGGTTGGCCCCGGCCTGCGCCAGGATCGCCTGCTGCCGGGCCAGCGCCTCTGCCGCCTCCTTTTCCTTGGTGTACGCCACAGCCTTCTGGCCCGAGGCCAGCAGCTCCTCTCTGGCCGCCGCCAGCAGCGCCCGGGTGGACGCCGTCATGGTGTTCTTACCCTTGGCCAGCACCTGCTCGATCGCCATCGCCTGGCGCTCGCTCTCGGTCACCTTGACGCCGGTCTCCACCAGCTGTTTGTTCGCCTCGATCTGCCGCTGGGCAGCGGCCAGCATGTTCTGCGCGGCACTGTCGTCGCCGTTGCGTTTGCCCACGCCGTCGCGTCGGTTGAACGACTTGTCGACGTCGGCCTGGGCCTTGGCGATCAGCCTCTGCATGGACCCGTCGAAGTGTCGGGCATCGTTGTCGGCCAGCTTGTTGTACTGCGCGATGATCTTGAGGCGTGCCGCTTCACGGGCGCTGGCCCGGTCGAGGCCTGCGACCTGGGCATTGATGGCCTCGGCAGCAGCCTGCTCGGCTGTGGCGCGCTCCTGCGTCACCGCGGCGAGGTCACGTGCGGTCTGCGGATCCAACGCACCGCCCTCATCGATAGGCTTGGGCAGCGGCGGCAGGCCTCGCATCGCTGCAGCTGCGCCATTCAGCGCGTCCGTGAAGGAGGGCAAGCCGAGGTTCTTGACCAGCGTGCCGCCCGCGAGGCCAAGGCCCAGGATGTCGCTCAGGCGTGGCAAGCGGGCCAGTACGCCCCATTCCCCCGCGAGGTCGACAACGGCGCTGGTGAAGCTACCCAGTGCGCCCCAAGCACCACCGATATCGTCCTTGATGTCGCGCCAGGCCTTCGACATGCCAGGCATGACCGCCTCGGTGCGGTTGGCAACGTCGTCCAGGTGGTTGGCATAGATCTCGATGGCCTCGTTGGCGGCCTCCTGCGACCTCCCCTCCTCCCGCAGCATAGTGATGCGCTGCAGCTGCGCGGCGGTCAGGAACCGCTCCGCATCATTAAGCTTCAGCAAGCCATCAACAGGATCCTTCGCGATGGCATCGAATGCACTGACGGTGGCCGCCAGGGAACGGCCGGCGGACGCTTCCATGCGTGCAGCCGCAGCCGCCACCATCTCGAACTGCTCACCCGCATAGCGGCCAGCCTTCGCCGTCTCTGTCAGTGCCGCTACCGCACCGCCTCTGGACACGCCCTGCAGGTGATCGATGCTGCTGGCCAGTTCGAGGAACCCCGCAGCACCGACCGATGAGGCCTGGCCGCTCAAGATCTGCGCCTTCTGGAACTCGAACAGCTGGTCTTCCGATTGCTTTGCAGCGATGGTCAGCGCCGCCAGCGCGGCGGCAGCCAGCGTCAACGGGTTGATCAGCCCGAGCACGTATCCGCCCACGGCACGCGCCGCAGGGCCGATGCCGCCGAACTGGTCCTTCAGCTGGCCGCCCTGCTGGATCGCCACCATCCACGCGGGCTGGCCGCTCACCAGGCTGGTGGTGATGTCAGTCACCTGCATGGGAATCATGCGCAGGTTGTTCTGCAGCTGCTTGGCGGACTGTCCCATGCCGTTCTGCGCACCCGTTGCATTGAGCACGGACGCGCGCATCGCGTCGATCTTGTTCTGGTACTGATCGAAGATGGCCGGGTTCACCAGGCCCGCCTTGTGCGCCCGCTCCAGGCGCTCCTCCATGGAAGCCAGGCGGTTCAGCGCGCCCACGGTCGGGTCGATCTGGCCGAGCAGCTTCTGGAGGTTCAGCTCCCGCGCCTCGCTCGCCCGTGCAGCCTGCTGAGTTGCGCGGGCGGTGCGCTGCTCAATCAGCTCCATCTCCTGGACGCGGGCGTTGATCTTGGCCTGCTCGTTGGCCCAGTAGGACGCCGCCCTGCTAGCGTCCATTTGCTGCTTGTCCAAGCGCTCGGCTGCAGCACCAGCACGATCAGCCGCAGCAGCATTCTCGTCCAGTGCCTTGGTCCCCTCCATCAGCCCGCTGCTGTCGATCTTGTACCCAAGCTCTGCGATGTCCATCGGGGCTCCTGTGCTACTGCTGCTGGGCCCGCTCACGCGCGGCCTTCTGGTCTTCGCGAACCGCGCGTAGGTACTGGTCATCCATCGCCATCAGCATCTGGACCTCATCCGGCAGCGGTTCGATCTGCAGGAGGGATGCCCACTGGCCAATGTCAGCAAACGTCAACGCTTCCGGGCCGCTGTACCTGCGGCCGGATAGTTGCCAGAACCAACCCCAGACGTGTGCAGCTGCGTCCGGGACTTCCAGCTCAGGGGATTCGGCCATGCCGAACCGTGCGTTGCGCTGCCGGCGGGTCTCGCCGTTCTCATCCGCCATGTCATAGCGGACAGCGATGTAGACGGCCTCAGCCGTCCGTTTCGTCAAGTCGCTGAAAGAACTCGGCCCGTTCGCCGAGGGCGGCATCGACCTGCTCTGCAACCCAGGGCAGTTCCTTCAGCACCTGCCGCAGGGTCTGTTCCTCAAACTCCGGCTTCTCGCGGTGGAAGGTCGAGGCGCCCTGCCATTCCCAGCCACCCACCGATGCCGCCAGCATCGTGATGCGGTTGGCCTCGATCTGCTCGGCGGTCACCTTGCCGCGGTGGTTGATGCGATCGTTGATGGACTTGCGGGCTGCAGCCTTGACCTGCGGGTGCGTGTCGGGCAGCAGGATCAGCACCAGGCCTACCGGCTCCTGGGTAGCGGGGTGCAGGACTTCCAGGCGGCGCTCTGCCGCCACGATGTTGGACAGTTCAGTCATGTTCGAGATCCTTGATGGCAATCCGGTCGAGAGCCCCGGGAGAAGCCGGCCGGATCAGTTCCGGCTTGTCAGGCGGCCGCCCTATCCCCCGGGGTGTTCAGGTTACGGTGCGGCGACGACCACCGGCACCTGGTTCAGGCCCAGCGTGTAGGTGTTGAGGATGAAGTCCTCATTGCGGCCGCCGGGGACGTTCGGGCCGGTCACCAGGCCGCGCAGGTACTCGATGGAACCGTCAGCACGCTCGATCTTGAAGGCGTAGGTGTCCGGTACATCCGGCGCGCCAGCAGCGCGCATCGCCACCTGGCCCGGGTCAGTCAGATCCTCAGCCACTTCGATCTGGGGATCGCCGGCGTTGGTGATGCCCTTGCCCTTCAGGGCCACCAAGGTATCCAGCGTGTCGTACTGCACCACGTTGGTGTTGATGCCGCGCTCGCCGATGCTGCCCACCTTCTTCACCTGGACGAAGGTGAGGGCAGCGAACTCGGTGGCGGTCAGGTCTTCGTTCTGGGGAAGGACGCAGATGCTCAGCTTCGAGCCTGCGTTGGTCTTTGCTTCAGCGGCCATGGCCGTATCTCCTCGCGATGGGCGTAAAAAAACCCGCCACGGGGCGGGGTCGTTGGAAAAGCGAAAGGCCCGCTGGAGGGCGGGCCTTTACTACATCGGTGGCTGAGCGGTGGGATCGAGCCACCTCACCTGGAATTTTTGGATCGGCCCATCGAGGGAACCAACCCGCATATCAATGCTCGCCGGATTCTTTAGCACCTGCGAGGGATCTGGAAACATCTCCGTGAAGTAAGGCGACGGATCCACTGCACAGATACTCATTGGGTGTTGCCCAATGGCACGTGCAACCCGCACCGGCACAGCTGGGCGGCCATCCCCGGTACGCCACTCACCTCTGGCCCCTACCAACTGCGCCACCTTTGTCAGGGGATCAGCAGAAGCAATCCAAAGGATGAAATCCCACCCGGCTTTGGGATCATCCAATTCAACTGGTTTAAGGCCGATCTTGTACTCAACAGGCGCAGATCCATTACTCATTTGGCACCCGGCGAAAGCTTCGCCGCCACCAACTGCATGGCCTGAGGCCGGGTGAACCCTGCCTCCACGTAGGCCAGGTACTCCGCCCGGACGAATCGCGCCTGCTCGGCGCAGAACTCGTCCAGCAGCTGCCGGTTCCGCTTCATGCGGGTGATCGCATCGCGCATGGCCTGCAGCTCACCCTCGTTGGGGATCTCGTTGCTGCTGACCAGGTGCAGGTTGGGCGGCTTGGGGCTCATGGCCGGAGTCTACCCCGAAACGAATCCCCGCCACGGGATGGTCACCGGGTGCATGATCCGCTCCGGGTCCTGGATGATGCTGGAGGTCCAGGGCTTCCTCTCCACCCGCATGCCGGCGAAGGTCGTGCCCTTGGCGAACGCGGCGATGATCCGGTCCGTGATGGCGGTACCCACCATGATCCCCTGCCCTGGCCGGTAGCAGGCGGACAGCTGGCCAAACCCCTGCATCAGGGACGGGCCGTCGTCATCGATGCCGTAGTTCTCGGTCCGATTGGGGAACCACTGCAGTTCCAGCCAGCGGGCACCCTTGCCGGTAGGAGGAATGAAGGCCTGCCCGGGGTAGGAGCATTCCAGGCTCTGCGCAGCAGCGAACTGCCCCACCAGCGTGGCGAATGCGTCATAGATCGCGGTGTCGCTCATCCCATCCGTCCTTTCACGCTCGCCGTGACCTCAGCCACGATGAAGTCCCAGCGCTGCGCTGCGGCGCGCGCGAAGCCCTTGCCGGCCTGAGCGTAGGTCCTGCCCTTGCTGTCCTCGCCGTAGAACCCGTGCTCCATGCGCATGGCGTACTTCGCAGTCCAACCGGCCCACACGGTTTGGCCCAGCTCCATGGTGGCGAACACCAGCGCCGGCGCCTGTGCGCCATCAGTCGGCATGCCCTCCACCGAGGCGGCCGCCGAGTTGCGAAGGAACCCTGTGTCGACCGGCATTCTTCCGCCCTGCCCCTCCGGCGTGCTGGCTTCCTCCATCAGCTTCGTTGCGGACTCGCGGAAGATGGCGCCCTGCATGGCTTTGGCCTTCTCAGTGAAGGAACGCACCTGAGCGCCGAACTTATTGGCCACGCTTCACCTCCGCCACCATGTCGACCCGATAGTGCTTCGTGCAGCGGCACCCGATGATTTCCTCCGGCCCCGCGCCCAGCGACGTGTCGCCAGGGAAGCGCAGCAGCGCACCGCTCGGAGTCTGGAACGGCACACCGAAAGGACGCACCTGGTTGTTCATTGCCTGGTGACTGTGCCGGGTTCGGTCGTCGCCTGTGGCTGACCAGGTTCCCGTCACGTTCTCGGGCGCAAGACGCCCCGCCTCGATCTGCTGCCGGAATGCATCCTCGCGCCCGGCGTTCATAGCGGTGATCGACTCCGTACGGGCGATCATCTCGCCGCGCAGCGCCAGCAACCTGTCCGCATAGCGCGCAGCGATCTTCTCGACGTCTGCCGGTGCCACCGGCTGCCCAGCCTTGATGGCCCGGGTGACGATGCCATCCAAGCGCTTGTCGCGCCGCTTGCGGCCGAAGTACTCCGCCATCTGCACCGGATCACCGCTGGCCAGTTGATGCCGAACGTTGGCAACGAACTGCGCCTGCTGCGCGGTGAGCCCAACCACGCCGCCGGTGCGGCGCCCGGTCTCCCCCACCCGCCCTACCAGTTCCAGTGCCGTCTGCCGGGGATTGGTGCCCGAGGCCATGCCGCGCGTCAGCAGCTGCCGCACCAGCGCCCGCTGATCTTCCAGCACGCCGGTGATCAGTCGGGACGAGTTGTCCCGAAGCCATTGCTCAACGCCGCGGTTGCGCATGTCGAAGCCGAAGCGCAACAGCGGGGTTTCGTTCGCTGGGTTGTATCTGCCTCGCACCTGCTGCCGCAGCGACAGCACCGGCAATTCCTTCATCCCCACCTCGGCGCCAGCCATGAAGGCCTGGCGCACCTGCTCAGCCATCGGCGAGAACCGCTCAGCGTCGAATCCCAGGGCTTCCAGCACCATGTCGACCTGGCCGGCGCGCAGCAGTTCGGCCAGAAGATCCAACTGCACCTGCGATCGGACGCCGGCGATGGCCTGCTCGAACGCGCGGCGAATCGCCGGCTCGAGGCGCCGTGCCAGCAACTCCAGTTCGCGGGGTGTGAGGTTTGCCATCAGCGTCGGGCGTGAAACTCGTAGAGAAGGACCTGACCGCCCGGGGCGAGCGGCTGCAGGTCGATGAGGTGATAGAGCTGGCCACCCAGCATCAGCCGGTCATCCTTACCAGGCTGGATGTCCACGGCGGTGGAGATCAATCCCAGCTTGTCGCCCTGCTGCACCAGCGTGGTGTCGCGATCGGTGAGGCTGTATTCGAGCTCCACCACCTTGCAGTCGTGACGCGTGGGCTCGCCCGGCTGCGGGTTGTGCGGCGGCCCGGTCGGTACGCCGTCGCGCTCCAGCTGCGTCGAGTAGCCGAAACGCGCGATCAGCTTCGTGGCCGTGGCCTGCATGCGGTCATAGAAGGCGCTCATACCACCCGCACCGCCGGATAGGTTGCCGGCGTCCGCAACAGCGGTGCCAGGATCTCATCAATGGCCGGCACCACCGGCCGGTTCGGCACCTGGCCGGCGGCGCTGGTATCGGCATAGTTGACCTCGATCGGCCCAACCTTCTCCTTGGTCACCGCCTCGCTGGCGACGTAGTCCGGCGAAAGGCTGCCGGGGTTGGTCAGCTCGCGCAGCGCTGCCTCGTACGTTGCGCGCTCCACTTCATCGGGAACCTCATCCGGCTGGATGGGGTCGCCGTCGTAGTCGACCGCGCCGGTGCGGGGCCACTCGTTCGGCTGGCCCCGCCCGGCCGTGCGCACGCCGGGGAACATCGACGCCCACCGGCCGCTGGCCAGCAGCACCCGGTACCGACCATCGATGTAGTCCGTGGCGCGGACCAGTGCCCCGGTGCGGGCGTCTTCCGTACCGGCGGCCCAGGCGGCATTGCCGCGCGCCTGGTGGTAGAGGTCTGCGCCTTCCAGCGTGCCGTACATGTTCAGCCCTCGCCCTTCTTGGCCTCGGCCTCGGCGATAGTCGCCTGCAGCTTCGGCACACCCCAGGTGCGGTTCGCTTCGATGCCCAGCTCCTTGGCGCGGGCCAGCAGCACGTCCTTATCGCTCGACGGCAGCGTCCCCGTGGCGGTGCCCCCGCTGGCCTTGACCTTCTCGGCGTCTGCTGCGGCAGCGCCCTTCTTGGCCTCGGCCTCGGCGATAGTCGCCTGCAGCTTCGGCACACCCCAGGTGCGGTTCGCTTCGATGCCCAGCTCCTTGGCGCGGGCCAGCAGCACGTCCTTATCGCTCGACGGCAGCGTCCCCGTGGCGGTGCCCCCGCTGGCCTTGACCTTCTCGGCGTCTGCTGCGGCAGCGCCCTTCTTGGCCTCGGCCTCGGCTTCAGCAGCGGACTGCAGCTCGCGCACCACTGCTGCCAGCTCTGCCTCGCGGTCGCCGTCTTCCAGCGCGTTCCAGTCGGCGACACTCAGGCCCGTTGCTTCGTGCGCCCGGCGCACCACTTCGCCCAGCTGCACCGAAACGCCTTCGGCCAGCTCGATGTTGGCCGGCAGCACGTTGGAGCCAAGAAGCGTTTCCTGCGGCGCGGCGCTGGCCTTGCCACCTTCGGCGCTCAGGATCTTGCCCTTCAGCCAGCCCTGCACTACCGCATTGCCTTTAAGGGCATCCCAGTTGGCGATCGGAGTTGCCTCGCCCGGCGGCAGGATCGTGCCGTCGGGCAGGCCCAGCGGGCCCTTGTGGTTGTTCGTGATCTTCATGCTTCGCTCCAGTGAGGCCCCGGCGCACGGCCGGGGCCATGCGGATCAGATGCCATCCAGGTAGACGACTTCCTTCGGCAGGCGAACGTCGAGGCCGCCCAGGCGCATCACGCCCGGGATGTCCCAGCGCAGCGGGCCGCTCTGCCAGGCAGGCAGGAAGCGGTGCGGCATCGGCATGTGCAGCTTCAGCACCTGCGGATCGTTGCGGTACGCCACCAAGCGCGTGGTGCCGCCGACGCCGGCGGTGTCCAGACCGCGCACGCCACGCAGGGTCAGCTGCTGGCCGGTCTGCACGGTGTAGACGTTGTTGGCCAGGAACCACTGCAGGATGGTCATGTCGCTCTGGTCGCTCATCTTGCGAGTAGCGATCAGCAGGTACTTCGTCCACGGCAGCAGCAGGGTGTTGGCGATCGAGGCGGTGTTCGTGCCGTTGAACACGTTGAGCAGCGCCTGGTTCAGCGTGCCCACGATCAGCTGCGAATCGGTGGTGTCGTCCCAGCTACCGGTCGGCGCCGCCACCGGGGTAACGCCAGCAGCGTTGAACAGGCCGGTGAAGCCCTTGCTGGAATCACCCAGCAGCGCCACGCGATCCACCATTTCCTCCGATGCTCGGCGCGCAGCCGCTGCATCTTCGGTGGACAGGCTGATGCCCAGCATCTGTGCGCGGCCGACTTCCTCCCAGCCGAAGCCGTAGCCGATGCCAGCGGTGTAGACCGGGGTCTCGAACTTCGCACGGGTGGTGCCGGCCTTCGGGATATCGTCGGCATTGCCGTTGATCCAGTTGGCGGTGCCGAACTGGTCCTGCGCGAAGTAGGTCACCGAAGTGGCGAACTCGCTGCCCGAGGTGTCCACCGGCACCAGGGTGCGGTACTGCACATCCGGGTAAACGGTGCGGTAGACGCCCGGCTCGATGATCGAAGCCTGGGCGACCACGAAGCCCAGTGCTGCCTGGGCGTCGATCAGGGGAATTGCGCTCATGTGGTTGGCTCCTTAGCCGAGACGGACGACGGCCAGCTGGCCGACGGCGGTGGTGCTGGTGTCCCAGCTGGCACCGGGGATTGCGATGTTCCCGGTGGCGACGTTGGTGAATGCGCCGGCAGCGGTCAGATAGACCGCGTCGCGCGCGGCGACGGCGACCGAGGCGACGACCCAGATGTCGCCCTTGGTGCGCACGCGCGCGGACTCGCCCACGCCGAACGCATCGGTGGCGCGGCCGGTGACCTGGCCGGCCGTGACCGTCAGGCCCGAGGCCGAACGATCCAGCAGCGCGATGCCGACATACTTGCCGCCGGCGAATGCCTTCACCGACTTGTCGGTGGCGCCCTGCTCCAGGGCCTTGCCGAAGGCAACGGCGGCACCTTCGACCGTGCGGGAGATGTCGGTGGCCGGCAGCATGGTCGCCGGCGCACCGGCGATGGCGGTGGCCTGGGTGTCCGGATAGGTGGTCTGCAGTGCCATGGCTTAGGCCTCCTTCTGGCCAGCGGTGCGGTAGTCCAGGCCGGCCACGGACGCGGCGTAGCCGTTGTCCTGCACAGGCTGGCGGTGGGTGGAGCTGTCACGCAGCGCCTTGGCGACCGGATCGCCGGGCTTGGCGCTGTCGACCAGGATGTCGAAGCGGGCTTCGATGTAGGCGTCGGCCTTACCCGCCACCGCTGCATCGCCAAGCTTGGCCACGACTGCGATCTTGCGGACCTCGGCGTCGGTCTTGCCGCTGTAGTCGGCGTCGTGCACGGCCTTGGCCTTGGCAATCAGGTCGCCGCGCTGCTGCACGCGCTGATCCAGGTCGGCGTCGCTAAGCACCTTGGCCTTCAGGTCATCGCGCTCGGCCTCGATCTTGGCGATAGCCGCGTCCTTGGCCGCGATAGCGGCCTGGTGGGCGGCGTCAGTGGTGCCGGCGGCAGCCTGCGCGTCCTTCAGCTGCTGCTGCAGCTTGCCAATGGCCTGGGCGCCGGCGTCGTTGGTGACGACGGACAGCCCATCGACCAAGATGGTCTTGTCGCTCATGGGGTGGTTCCTCGTAGATGGATTGTGGTCGTCGCCGTGCTGGTGCTGCTGACCACGCGCCCGGTCGACTAGCGCGAGTTCGTACTGCGTAAGCGGGGCCGGTCCCCATTGCGAATCACCCATGCGGGTGTTGCCGGCACGCGGGTTGTTGTCCGGGAGATAGGCCACGTGGTTGAAGCGCAACGGACCGGCCTGCCGGTACTGGTACGGCGTGCCGTCGGGCGCCACGCCTTCATCGGCGACGATCTCCACCGAGTAGCCGGCGGACAGCGAGCGCGCGCCGGCGGCGACCTCTTTGGCTGATGCGGCGTCCATGATCGCCATGGGGGCAACCACGTGTTCTCCGTCGCGCACTACACGGCCACCCACCTGCCCGACCGTCAGCTCCTTCCAGTTGTCTGCGGTGACGCCCTTCGGCGGATGGCCGCGCGTGACCGGCCTGCCCACCAGCGAGCGCATGCTGTCCTCATCGAACACTGTGGCCGGGTCGCGGTACACCCCGAACACCCGCCCCGCGTCTTCGCCGGTCAGGCCCAGCTCGCGGCCCAGGTACTGCTGCACGTTGCCCGCGCGGCTGACCTTGGCATCGCCGACCAGGAAACCGTCGCGCGTGAAAGCGAGCCCGGACGCATCGAGCGCCAGGCTGTCGAAGATCTCCATGATTCAGTCCTCTCGAATTTCTTCGAAGATTTCCGGGCCCAGCACGATGCGGCCGCGGTACGGCTCCACCTTCAACAGGTCGACGGCCGCCTTCGTCAGGCTGATGTGCGGGGTGTAATCCGGGTAATCGTGCGACCCGCCCGCGCGGATGATGCTTTCATGCCGCCAGGAGAGCTGCGACGACGCGAACAGGATCACTGCCGACATCCCACCCAGCGGCTCAACCGCGCGCGGGCCGCCCTCGGGGATGACCAGCTCATCCTTGCCGCCGTTGCTCCATTCGTTGGCGTTGCCGGCCTTGATCCAGTCGAACGCCTGGCGGGAGTAGGCGACGGTCACATGCAGGTCATCCTGCAGCTGTTCGATGCCCTGCTCCTTCGCCCAGGCTGCGATCTCGTCCGCGTTCACAACCTTGCGGCTGACGTACAGCGAGCGCGGCTGAGCGTCCGTCACCGGTGTTGCTGCGGCGCGCTGCTCATCGTCATCCTCACCGGTGGATTCCTGCGGGCTGGCTTTGCCGTACTCGAGCATCTCAGCCTCCAGCCCCGGGGCGACTCCGGCCTCGGTCAGCATGTTCACCGCCACCGTGGACATCACCTCATCCGGCAGCAGCCGCGTTTCGGAGATGGTCTTGATGGTCTCTGCTGTGGTCTTGCCAATGCCCGCGCGTTCGGTGTCGGTGGTCTGCCACAGGCTGCGCCAGTTGTAGAACACCTCGGCTGGCCGGCTACCGAGCGCCGAGCGGATCAGGCACTCATCCAGCACCTGCAGCGCCGGCTGCAGCACCAGCTCCTGGTTGCTGCTGATGCGGTCGTAGTAGTTCCGCAGGTCGCTCTCGCCGCTGGCATTCAGGCCACCCGGCGACTGCCCCAGCAGGCGGGTCATCGGGATGTCCGACGCGCCCGACACCAGTTGCATGAAGCCCATCAGCAGGTCGACCAGGCCGCCGAACTGGAGCTGCTTCTGATCGTAGTTTTCCTCGGCGTCCATCACCAAGGTGCCGTTGATCCCCTTGGCCATCGCAGCCAGCTGGAGCCGGTTGAGGACCTTTTCCTCGTAGCCCGGATCGGCCAGCTGCGCCATGAAGTTCGGAATCTTGATCACATCGACCTTCGCCTCGAACACCAGAGAGGCGATGTTCGCAGCGCTGGCGTCGGCGTCCTTGATCGCCTTGCTGATCGCCAACAGGACCGAGTCGCCCCAACCGTTGCTGGTGTCCAGTTCAGGGTCGGGCCTCACCGCGCCCTGCAGAATCACCAGCCGCGAGGGATGGATCTGCAACTGCCCGGCGGTGCCGCTGCTCAGGGTGTAGAACGCAGGCCGACCATAGCCCGGCGACTCGGGATCGCGGTCCAACTCACCCGCCTGGAGCACGCGCTTCGACAGCACGTTCAGATGACGGATGCCAGCCTTGCCCAAGGACTCAGGCTTCAGCGGCAGCATCGGATCGGAGTGACCGGTACCGATGTAGAGCGCGGCTCCGCCGGTGAGGCGCGCACGGATCAGTGCTTCCAGCAGCTTCTGCTGCAGGCCCAGCCGCTTTTCCTCACCCTCGATCGCGGTGATGTTCACCTGATCGGCGCTCCAACCGCGCCACTTCCGGCAGCTGTCCATGGCGGGAATGTCGATCACCTTCCGCGCGAGCCATGTGCCGCGGTAAGCGTTCTCGGCCTCCTGCTCCGACAGCATCGGCAGCCCGTAGAACGTCGATGCCGCCTTGTCGCGCGGCGTTCCGAGGTTGGCAACCAGGTTGACGAGGCCGTCCCTGATCTGTGCGATTTTGCCCATCAGAGTGCGTCCCCGAGGTTGTAGGTACTGCCGGTGACCAGCTCAGCGAACGCGCCTGACAGCGCGTCCACCTGGTCGTCGTGCTTGGCATTGGGGAATTCGGCGATCTCGTCCAAGAACGCCGCCACCCATGGGCCATTCACCAGCTTGATGTTTCCGGCTTCGGCCTGAGCCTCGACCGGCGTTGCGCGGACCTCCTTGGATCCGGATTCCAGCGCTGCCTTTACGTCCCAGCCGGCGAGTAGCTTGATCTGGTGCGCGGCGTTGCTCTTGCCCGCGGCGCCAGGGTCCTGCGGGATGCGGACCTTGATCGACTTGCCGTCCTGCAGCGCGGTGTTCTTCAGCATCCGCTCGACGCCAGCAGGCGATTCCTGCCCGCGCACGATGTCCAGTACGTAGTAGGTACCCCCTATCTCGCCCAGGAGCAGGCCTACCGTGTAGTCGGGGTCGCTGCTGGTCTTCTCTTTCGGATCGGTGGCGCCGAAGTCCCAGCGCCTGACCTTGCGCACCGCTGAGATGGCTGGCGCGGCCTCCACCACCTCGAACCATTCACGCCTGAACGTGCCGCCATCGCGCGGCGTGGGCCGCTGCTGGTACTGGCCGGCGTAGGCATAGCTGCCCTTGGCGCGCTTCAGCCGTTCGATCTCCGCGCGCGGGAAGCGCTCGGGGAACAACAGCTCGCCCTCCGCGGTACGTGGATCTTCGAAGAACAGCTCACCATCGATGTAGGTGCGGCACGGGCCGCCTGTCTTCTTGCCGTCCTTGTCTACCCGCTCTGCCTCGAACTCCATCGGGAGGTTGAGGTGGACGAAGCCCAAGTCCAGCTCCATCGCCACCGCTGCAACGTCCTGCTGGTGCAGGCGCTGCATGATGATGACCATGGCCGACGATGTGATGTCGTTGAGGCGGTCGGTGATGCCCTCGCGGAAGATCCGCACCGCTGTCTTCCGCTCGGCATCACTCTCGGCCGTCTCGGTCGAATGCGGATCGTCCACCTTCACCCGGTCGCCGCGGCCACCGGTCATAGAGCTGAAAGGCCGGGCCTCGCTGAAGCCGTTGCCGGTGTTCTCGAACTTGCCCTTGGCGTTCTGGTCGCCCCGCAGCTTCATCGGCCAGGCAGCCTGGAACTGGTCGCTCTCGATGAGGCGCCGCAGCTTCAGGTTGTCGCGCAGCACGTTCGGCTGGCTGTAGGAGGTGGCCAGCGTCTGCAGGTCCGGGCGCCCTACTGGGCCCCATTCCCACGCCGTCCAGAACACCATCAGCAGCGACTTCATCATGCCCGGGGGCACGGTCATCAGCAGGAACTGGATGCGACCTTCTGTCACCGCTTCCAGGTGGCGGCACATGGCGCGCAATGCCCAGCCGAACTTCAGCGGTCTGGTCGGCTCCAGCACCCGCCAGTGTTCCTTGATGAAGCCCTCCAGCGTCTGCGACCGCGCCCGGATGCCTTCGACATCCTCGGCGATGCGCGCGCGCTCCCGCTCAGCCGCCCTCCTCGCACGCTCCGCCCGGATCTCCGCCAGCGTCGGCAAGCGGACCGAGGATCTGTTCAAGGCGGTCGAGGTCATCGTCGGAGAGGTTTTTCAGGTCGTAGGTGCCAATCGCGCCGCTGTGCTTGTGCTTCTCCACCAGCAGGCCGGCCAGCTTCCCCTTGCCCATCGTGGCGGTCACCGCTGCGCTGGCCTGCTTCTCCTTCAGCGCCAGCTTCCGAGCCTCCTCCAGCTCGGCCATCAGGCTGTCGACGGTCACCTCGGCTTTCTTGGCCACCTTCTGCTGGCCGGCGCGCACCGCAGCCAGCACACGCGGATCGGTCAGAAGCCGAGAACCCTGCTGCCTGGCGGTGCTCTCGCTGTAACCGGCGCGGATGGCCGCTTGCGTACCGTTCTGGTCCTTCAGGTACTCCAGGACGAACCGTTGCTGCTTTGGGGTCAGGGTGACGCTCGCGTTCATGGTCAGCCTGCTCATACCTGCCCTGGCGTGCGGGAACCCGCACCTGCCCAAACGAGTTTGGAGGTTAGAAGATGCCGCCAGCACAGCCGCCCTGAGCGAACGGAAATCACGGAAGTGGAAGCCACGAAGGGAGTCATGGACGATGTTTCACAAATCGTTCCACGCGAATCGGAAACCTGCTCTGAGTCGGCCGTTTTTGCTCCACCAGACTTAGCGAACACATCCAACGGAGATCGCACCAGATGCACCTTTCCTTCGAACAGACCGTAGCTTTGATGGTCGCCGCAGGTCCCCTGCTGTCTGGCTTAGCCCACCTCATCGGCGCCATTAAGGGCCGCAAGCCGAAGAAGTGAGTACTTATGGACCAGACAGCAGTTGCGCTGGGTTTACAGCACGGTCTGATTTCACTACGGCTTGGCAGGCGCGGACGTGGTCGTCCGCGTCTCGTCCGATTTGAACAAGAGCGCCCGCGACCTCTGCTCGTAGTTGGGCGTGCGCATCACGTTCGATGGTGCCGGCGACTGCTTCGGACAGGCGAGTGGTATTGCAGGTGGCGAGGTCGTCGCGCAGCTGGAGGTTGCCAGTGCGCAGGTCAGCCACAACAGCAGCAGGGACGGCCTCGGCCGCAGTGCGGTCTTCTTCATGCTTGGCTCCGATGGTGGCCAACGCTTCGGCCTGGTCGTGCTCGGTGGCACGGGTCTGGTTGACCTGCTGCACCTGGGCGGCACTGGCGTCGGCCTGCTGTAGGGCTTCCGCGCCCTCGGCCCGATCACCGCGCCATGCCCAGCCAGCGCCGAACATGCCAGCGGACCAGGCGACGAACACCAGGAGATAGATGGCAGTGCGATTCATGTCAGGCACCTGCCCTGCGGGTCATTCCGAAGAAATAGCCGATCACCATGCCGGTAGCGTTGTTCAGGCCGCCGACCAGCATTCCGAAGGAGTCCTTGTTCTCGGCGGGGATGGCCACCGCAACCAGCGCGGCCATGGCCAGACCGAGCATGGTCAGCACCAGCACGGCGATGCCGACGCGCGCGGCGCCGATGTTGCGTGTCGCGAAGGTCATGCGGCACCTGCCAGTGAGTGAATTTCCTCCAGCGCCCAGTGATAGAGGGGCTGGTCGATGATGGTCACGCGTGTGAGGCGCTTGCCGCGCACTTCCTTGATCGCCACCTGTGTGGACTGCTGGACCGCCAGCAGCACGAACGCAATGCGCTGCTTGGTGGGATCCGGCTCCTGCAGCACCGCGAGCGCGTCGCTCACCATCTCGCGGATGGCGGACAGCAGCTCGGCGGTTGGGTTCCTGGCCTTGCGGCTCTCCAGCACCACCAGCACGCCCTGCAGCTGACTGACCGGCGAGAGCTTGGCCGCCTTGGCCTTGGCCGCCGGCATCAGTTGTCCTTGGCGGCGTACCGCAGGTTGCCGGCCACGCGCCGCGTCCAGCCACGGCCGAACGTATCGAACGTACCCAGCTTGGCGTAGAACTCCAAGCGCTCAGCGTTGAACAGCAGCAGCAGGTCGGCGGGGTCGGCCGCAGCCACCGCGGCCATGGTGCGGGGACCGATGATCCCATCGTCCGCCACGCCGGCAGCTCGTTGGATCCAGCGGACGGCGTTGCCGATGCCGTGGTTGACCGCTGCGTCCAGTGCCTGGAAGGCGAAGGCCTTCGGCAGCTGGTCGCCGCTCACCCGCTGCCAGAAGTCCCGGCGGTAGATGGCCACGGCGTCCGGCCGGGTCAGCGCCCGGATGTTGAGCTGCGGATACGACCGCTTGCTGATGCCCCACTGGGTCTCGCCGCCCGGGTCACGCGGGTCGTTGACGTAGCCGCCCTCATGGGCCAGCACTCGGTCGATGATCTGGTCGAACTGGCTCATAGGGGTTATCCAAAAAGGTGCCCGCCCCGCTACCGGCTGGTGCGCGTGGATGTGGTTGGTCCGGGGGGCTGCGGGCGTAGAGGGCCGATCACCACCGCTGCCTAGGCGCTTCCCTGCGCCGTAGCGCCAGGGGTGCAAACCGCCCGGTTGCCTAGACGCCAGCCCCAATAGCCTCACGGCGAGCGGAGGGGGATTCGGCGCGGTGGTTGATCGGTGTTCGGGTCCCGGAAACGCAGAAGCCCCAGCGCGGGGCCGGGGCTTCAGGGACAATTCTTGACAGTTGCAGAATCAGATCATTTCGTACCGTCACTGTCAACATCATCCGGGTGATTCTTCAGAAAATTGGCAAGAAGACTGTTTCCGGGCTTGTCGTTCGGATTGAGGCCCTCTCTGAAACCCGCCAAGAAATTCTTGTTCGCTTTCAACGTTATGCTCGAGGTTGACGCCTCCCTTCCCGCGCGTGACCACAGCCTCTTATTCAGTCTATCGATCCTCGTTTCGGAATCATCAAGACGCTTTTGCAGTGACGCAATTACCAGCTGCAGTTCGTGCGTTTGTGCGACATCAACCTTGTTTGAGTCCAGCAGTTGCTGAGCAATTGCCAGTTCTCTCTTGGTGGCCTCGTGCTCATCCTCTGCAGCTGTGATGCGTCCAATCAAACTGGATAGATCTGCACTGGGAACAACATCGACCCACGTCTCCATCGCACTCGCGGCTTCCTCCTGAATACGACGGCAGAACTCAACGGTCTCCTCAAAATTCCGGACCGTCACGTCTGGGTTAGTCTCGATGTGCTGTCGATTATCGATGAACTTCTCAACCCGACGCTGGAACGCGGCAGTCTGAACGAGCATCAACTTCAACCCTCGCACAGCAACCTTACCTCGCGCTTCCAAGATGCTCTTGCCTGCAGCCGACTCCAGAAGGTTCGTGACTCGCGCACCCAACACACCGGAAGCCACGGCAAGAAGAATCTGAATTAGTGCCGTTACGCTTGGACTCAGCTTTTGCTGGCCAATCACAAACAGCGCTATTGACGCACCGAGTAGCAACAGAGTCCATGGCTCAGTCACCAATCGCCAGAACCTCTTCCACTGTCCACTTGGCTCAAGCTTCGGACTTGGTGCCCCCTGCGTAGCTTCAACATCCTTTGACATGCCCCCTCCCAATGTCAGGCCGCGGCGCGGCCCCTAAACCAGTCTAGGGCTTTGCCAAGTTCATATCGATACTGCCGAAGCGATAGGATCCCACCGTACTTCTCCGCCACCATGCGAGCCTTGACCATCTGGCTGGCGGATACGGTGAATTCGGTACGCAGGATCAACGCCCGCATCGGGTATTGCCGCTCCATCGAGGCCAACGCCCGGTCGATCCAGCGTAGCTCGTCTGGCACTCCAACATCGACTGCGATCTCAGGATTGTCGTGTGGATGGTCCGCGTCATTGGACGCTCGAATGGGATCGGCTGCCCACAGCGGCACGATTCTCAGGCCCTGAACACCGCTGCCGGCGGCCATCAGCCGACGTCGGTCAGCTCCATCCCGTCCTACCAGATCCTGCAGGGCACGCTCGCGTGTCAACGGTGCATGGTCGCGGACCTTGTCCAGCACGTGAACGCTGCGGTCCGCACGGCTAAGCGCAAATCGATTCACCTGGGCGTGCCCCCAGCGGCGCAGTTCTTCGGTCAGCGGATCAGTGTTGCGCATCGCGCATGCCCTCCAGTACGGCGTCATCGAATCGGAACGTCGGCAGCTTGCCGTCGGTGTCGCAGGTGCCTGCCCGGTCGGGCCAGCCCTTGCAGTGGAAGCCAGCGGCGCCGGCGGCGCGGAACTGACAGACCGAGCAACGGCCGTGGTTCTGGACGTAGGACCGGTAGCGCTTCTGCATGCGCAGCTCTGCCCCGGTCATGCAGCGGCCTGGCCCATGGCCAGCTGGTGTTCGGCCCAGAGCGCGATCAGGAGAGCATCGGCGCGGCCGTTGTCCTTTTTCCGCTGCAGCTGAAACGCGGCAGCCGGGAAGCGCTGGATCGCCAGCAGCCGAGCCGCGTCCTTGTCCTGGCCGATCAGGCCGAATCGACGCTTCCAGACTGCCGGGATTGCGCGCAGGTACGGCACGCCCATGACCTGCAGCACCGCGCGGGTCTGGCCGTAGCTGTCGCCGAAGCGAAAGGCGCTGGTGCCGCCGTCACCCGGCCGCGCGCCCACCTTCTCCAGCGCGGCATGCAGCTCGGCACCGGGATGGGTCTCGCGCTGGGCACGGATGAAGCTGGCCACCGCGCGCGCGTCGACCTCCTTCCAGCCGTCCACCTCACGAGTGGGCATGTCCAGGATGGGCCCCGGCACACCGTCGATCAGGGTGGCAACCGCTCCGGACAGGCCGGGGTCAATACCAAAGGTCAGGCGGCTGATCGCCATGAGGTCTTCTCCAGGTGCTGTTCGATCAGGGTGTTCTGCAGATCCAGCAGGTAGTCGTCGGTGCCGATCTCCTGCCGGAACCGGCGCGGTTCACGGGCGTAGCTGGGGCCATAGCGATCAGCACAGGCCGAATGGCTGAGGCCAGCCATGGGCTCGCCGACGTGATGCCATGGGCACAGGCCGATGGTGAAGTCGTGGCCCCGCCGGTTCTGGCCATGCTCGCCGCCGATCAGCAGGTGGTGTTCGTTGCAGCCCATGTGGCCAAAGCCCAACGCAAGGCAGGCGATGCACCCGATGTCCTTGATGGCGTCGAGTCGGACCTGTTGGGCCTTGGTCTTGTTGCCACTGGAGCGGCCGCGCTTCATGCTTCCACTCCCATCGACGCGAAGGATTGCCCGTGATTGACGTAAATGTCGCTGAATCGATTTATTGCTCTCCGTTTCAGCTGATATGCCAACCACTCAGCTGGTGGTCTTCTGCTGCATCGTGGGCGCAAGCCTTCCTCACCGTTTGCACATTCGCGATCGCACTTTTTGCACAACGCAGGCAGCAGATGGCGGCCGAAGCGAAGCAGGACGCGCTGCGAAGAGCAGCAGAGAAAAAGGAAGATTCGCTTCGGGACGCGGCTGAGAAGAAGGAACATGAGATTCGGGCGGAAGCCGCGAGAAAGGAGGAGGAAATCAGGTTGGAGGCGCGTAGAGAGAAAGAAAGAGGTGAAGCCATTTCCGCGCTTGTGGCTGCGATTCCGCTGAAAACACGATTGCTTGACGCTCTTTCCGTTGCTGAAGTTGTCGCGACTACAGGCTCTGTTACTTCTTTGTCCGAAACGTTTGTGACTGCAGATCATCTGCTCGATCTTCGAAACGGAGCTGCCGAAGCGGCGCGGCTTTTGGATGCATCGGAGCCGGTATTGAGAGCTATCCACGTGGCTGAGGTTCTTTGGAGCTACCTTGAGGTGCGTAAGCATGTTAGAGACGCGGATGCTGTCAGCGTTGCGTTTATCGAGCAACTTGGAACCGAACTTAGGCTGCGCACACTTGAAGGTATTAACGCTCTTGACAGAATTCTCCAGCCACCCGCCCAAGGTTAACCTCAGGGGATTGACCATCACGCCGCCCTCCCCTGCTGTTGCCTGCCATTGACCATCCGCCAGTAGTCTGCGCGCACGTCGTCCAGCATGACGTGCGCGTAGTGATCACCGATCCAGGCGGTGATGCCCTTGAAGAATGTGGCGAAGTCCTCCTCCTCCATCGAATCGAAGGCCAGGGACTGGGCCACCTTTACCGGGATGGTTCGGATCTCCGGCAGAACCGCCGCCAGCACCTTCCGCGCGCCGGCGCCCAGTACCGCCTCGGCCGCATCCAGCAGCGCCGTGATGACCGGGCTGGCGTCCATTTCGACTGTCTCGCAGCAGATGCCAGACTCCAGCTGCAGCTTCTTCAGCGCTGCGTGCGCGTCCAGGTCGCGGAACGCCTCGACGTTGTCCACCAGCAGATGCCCGATGACGTGGGCCAAGCGGTGGAAGGCCGTGTTGCGCGACGCCTTGATCTCCAGCCGATACTCGTGGCCCACCCGGTAGCCGCGGTCCTTGGCCAGCCGCCGGTCGATGTCGTTGCTGGGAGCGAACGCGCCAATCTCCTCGCCTGTGGCCGGATCAACCAGCCGCTGGCAGGTGGCGTAGATGGGCCTGCTGGCCCGTTTCGCACGAATCTTCCGCGCAGCTGCTGTCATCGCGGTCATGCGGCACCTGCTTGAGGTAGATGGGCGGCGAGGCCAGAGCGCTTCTTTCGAGGCGCTGCCCCGTTGCTGTCTTCATTGGCTGCCGACTGCTTCGGTTGCCAGTACTCCGGCAGCGTGGAGAAACGGAAGTACTCCGGTTGGTACAGGACACGGGCCATGCCGGGAGCGCCATCGCGTTGGATTGCCACGATCAGCTCGGCCGTGCCCTCCCAGCGGCTGTCCTTGTGATAGATCTCGTCGCGGTAGATGAATATCACTGAGTCGGCGTCCTGCTCGATGGAACCGGAGTCGCGCAGGTCCGAAACGATCGGCCGCTTGTCGCCCGGACGCTTCTCCACGTCGCGATTCAGCTGGCTCAGCAGCAGCACCGCGATATCCAACTCGCTGGCCAGCAGCTTCAGGGCGCGGGTGATGTCGCTGATGCCTTCGGAGCGGTTGTTACGAGCATCTACGTACATCAGCTGCAGGTAGTCGATCACCACCAGCGACAACTTCGGGTCCTGCGCTTTCATGCGGCGGACCTGCGCGCAAACGTGCTGCACCTTGGCGATGCGCGGGCGGCTGATCTTGATCGATGCCTCGCCGATTCGACGCGTCCACTCGGTTACGTTCTGCCAGTCGATCTCGTCCAGGTTGCCGCTACGCAGCTTGTTCCCGCTAATGCCAGCTTGGTTGCACAGCATCCGCTTGCCCAGCTCTTCCGGCTTCATCTCGAAGCTGAAGAACGCCACGGAGCGCTCCAGGCGCATCGCCACGTACTCGGCGATGTTCTGCGCCAAGGTTGTTTTGCCCATCTTGGGGCGCGCAGCCAGCACGTAGAGCCGGCCTGGCTGCAGCCCGTCCAGAATCACGTCCAGGTCCCACATGCCCACCGGCAGGCCACTGATGGCGTTGGGCGTGGAGGACGAACGGCTGAGCTGTTCGAACACGCGCGCCATTACCGGTGCCACGGGCTCAAGGTCGCAGGGCTCGTTGTCCAGCAGGCCGCCGATCCGGCTCTGTGCTTGGCCAACCAGGTCCAGCGCGCTACGCCCTTCCGGGCTGTACGCAGCGTCGATCAGCTCGTGCCCCGCGTCGATCAGGGAGCGGAACCTGGCCTTCTCCGCCACGATCTCGGCATAGGCACGCACGTTGGCCGCCGACGGCGTGTTGTTGGCCAGCTCGATGATGTAGGCGCCGTCGCCCACCAGCTCGAGCTGGCCAGTGGCCTCGAACCATTCGGAGATCGTCACCGCGTCGAACGGCTGACGCTTCTCGGCAAGCTGCAGGATGCAGCGCCACAGCAGCTGGTGGTCACGGCGGTAGAAGTGTTCCTCCACCAGGACGTCCTGCACCTCGATCAACGCGCGATTGACCAGCATCAGCGCGCCCAGTACGGACTGCTCGGCATCGATGCTGTGCGGCGGCAGGCGCAGGGCCTGCTGGTCACCGTACAGGCCGGCCAGGCGATCCGCTTCGCTTGGCTGTCCCTTCATGCCGCAGCCTCCGACGCAGCACGATCAGCCAGCTTCGCGATGACCGTCTCCCGCAACAGGTACTCGAAGTCGGGCCGCCAGTTCTCATGCGGCGCCGTGTAGGGGCCGGTCCCGTTGTGGAAGTCATCCTCTGCGGCCGTTTCGAAGTAGGCCTTCCAGAACTGCGGCGTGACCTTCTCGCTGCCGAACATCGCCTGGCACAGTTGCCGAACCGTCGGCAGCGCCCCCTCCACGGCCTTGAGCCGCGGCTTGTTCAGCACGGTGCACGCCGACAGCTGGCCGTGGGGCTTAGCCAGTATGGCGTTGTACGCGGTCTGCGCATCGGTGGCGATCTCACGGATCCGGTCCGCCCTGCGTGCCTTCAGTTCGTCCTTGGCGATCTGCTTCTTGCCCTGTCCCTTGGACTGGTCAGCGTTGTCCCCAAGCAGGTCCACGCCACCGGCGTTGGACGAATCCGAGCGAAGCGAGGAAGCTCTTTCCTGTTCCTGTTCCTGTTCCTGTTCCTGCTCCTGTTCCTGATTAGGCATAGCCTTTGGCAAAGGCTTTCCTGAGGCCTTCCCGAAAGCCTTATCGAATGCCTTGGTGAATGCCTCTCCAAGTCCGTAGACAAAGGCTCTCAGGACTTCAAGTGCTTCCCACTTGAGGGCGCACTCGGGGATAAGATCGAACTCTGCGGCCCAGCTCAGCACCACGTTGGGCGACTCAGGCCGATTGTGATTTATTGCCTTGGGGACCCACACAACGCGGGCCTTGAAGTCGGCTTTGACCATGCCTTCCCGGAAGGCTTCCCCGAAGGCTTTGTCGAAGTCTTCGATATCCCAATCCAGTTCCTCAGCCATCGCGGCGCGACCAGCACGGAACAGCCCCGGGATGGGGCCAGTATGCGGACCGGTGATCAGGAACAGCCACAGACCCTGACCACAAGGCGGGATCGGGGTCAGGCGCCGGAACTTCTCGTCACCCCACGTGCGAACCTCCACCTTGCGGTAGCGGCCTTTTGCCTGACGGACTTCGGACTCAGCCATGGCGCAGCCCTCCGGTATGATCGGCAGACACCCGCCCAAGGACGATTGAAATGGCCAAACCCGTTGCAACGATGCTGAGCCGCATGGTCAAGGTGAAGACCGAGCGCCATGAGGACCATGCCAACAAGCTTCTTGCTGAAGGCTGGCGACTGCTTTCCGTGGATACTGTCCCAGTCAACGAAGGCGTCGACTCGTACGTCGAAGTGAAGTACGTCTTGGGCTTCCCAGGGCAGGATCCGTTGGAAGACTGATCCGCACCACTGGGTTCCAACAGCTGCAGGCACCCAGCTATGTGCCAGAGCGTGCGGACGACAACGAGGGCTTTCTCTGTAGCGTTCATGGGGTGTCCCCCTTTCTGGGTGGACACCCACCTTATGGCATGCCGGCGGCGACGCTGCACGCTAACTGCCGCGATGTGACCCGGGGTTACGCTCATACCCCACCCCGCTCCGCCGCTGCCTCTGCGTGCTGGCTGACCTGCACCAGCGCGGCCATGACCTGCTGGCAGGCACGCGCGATTGCGTCGGCTTCATTCGGCGTGATGCGGTTATCGGCCATCGCCTCCGAGACCAGCTCCGCGAGATCGCCTTTCGCGGCGGCAGCCGACAGCAATGCAGTGATCAGGTTGCCGGACTGGGGCGCATCGACGCGCTGAGCGATGAAGCCGTGTTCTGCGCATAGCGCATGCAGGATCCGATAGTCGCCAGTTCTACCCATCAGCGTGTCCGCTTCTTGCAGGCTCAGCAGGTTGCGGTCGGTGTTCGGGTTGACCTTGCCGCGAAGCGTGGCGGCCGACATGCCCATCCTGGGCGCCAGGGCCTCACTGCCGCCCGGGTACTGGTGGACGGTGTCGTAGGCGGCATCAGTGACATTCATGGGCGGGTTACTCGATTGGAGACGGGGCGGCGACGGCGGCGCACCATCTGCGCCATGGACAACGTCAAATCAGGGATGAAGGGAGTCGTCCTCCTTGCGGTAGGCTGCGGTCACCACACGCACAGCCAGTGCCCGCAAGGAGGGCGACATATGCTCAACAAGGAACTGATGCTTGAAGTTCTTAAGCGTCTGAACGAGAAGCCGAACAGCGTTTTTACTGCGGAGGAGCTCGCCGACGCCGGTACGTCCGAAGCGATCGAGGACGTCGCCCGGTACCTGCACGACCACGGCCTGGTAAAGGCAGACTTCTTCCTGGAGGGGCTTAGCTTTGCTCGCATCACAACGAAAGGCCGCGACTACCTTGCCGAGGACGGCGGGCTGACGCGCGAGCTCGGCGTGGTGACGATCAAGCTGCATGAGGATCAGATCCACCAACTGATTGAGCTGCAGATCCACCGGTCCGACATGCCCCAGACTCAAAAGCAGCGATTGCTCGATCAGCTTCGACAGCTGCCCGCCGAGACCACAAAACACCTTGCCATGCAGCTTGTGGACGCCGGTTTGAAAAACTGGCCACTCGCACTCCCTCTGCTACAAAGGTTCTTGAGTTGACCTGCGATCGCGCCATGACCAGCCAGGCGTCTTCCGTCAGCGGGATCAGGAACTCATCGGTCTCGATGAGCCCCTGCTCGTCTTCTACGAACAGGCCTCTGGCCGTGACCACCATTGCGTGGATCTTCACCGCAGGTGAGTCGGCCATCTCAGGCTGCCTCCTGCTGGTCGTCGTTGGCCGGCGGTTGCCGGTAGTCGCCGAAGAGGTCGGGGCGTAGTGCCCTCGCCTGCCACTGCCGTCCTTCAGGCAGCAGCTCATCGTCGGGCCATTGCGAGACCGCACCGGCCGTCACTCCGAAGAAGCGAGCCATATCAGCGTCTTTTCCGCCGAGGGCCTCTCTTACTGCGCGCTTGGTCATCTTCATGGCGCGAGTGTAGTGCCCTAAACGGCTTCTGACAAGCCCACTAAACGATCAAGTCGTTAAGCTCACTAAATGAGAGACACATTCGCCTCCCGCATGGCATTGGCTGTTCGAGAATCCGGCCGATCCCTCCAAGAAATAGCCACCCTCGCCGGCACTACCAAGGGCCAGGTGAGTCAATGGCAGACGGAAGGAAAGGTCCAGGCCGAGAACATCAAGGCTCACGTCGTTGAGAGCATCTGCTCGGCACTGGCGATTCGCCCCCGCTGGCTTCTCTATGGGGAATCGCCAATGCGGGGTGACGCTGCCCCAATGCCGGCAGTCTCCGCACCTGAGATTCCTGCTGGGTATGTTCGCTTCCACATGATGGAAGGTCAGGCATCTGGCGGAGGCGGCATGGTGAATCAAGATTTCCCCGCGGTACTCCGCGAGGTCGATGTGGCCGAATGGCAAGTTCGTAGTCAGATCGGATTCCTGCCAGAGGAAGGGCGCGTACAGCTGATCACAGTGCATGGCGATTCCATGTACCCAGACATCCGCACCGGGGATGTGCTCATGGTCGACACCGCTCGCCGTTACTTCGAAGGTGACGGCGTGTATCTCATCAACCTCAACGGCTACACCATGGTGAAACGGCTGCAGATGCTTCCGAATGGGCTGCACATCGTCAGCACCAATCCCAAGTACCAGAGCGCGGTGGTTCCGTCGGGCGAGCTCGATACGCTGCACGTCGCTGGACGAATTGTTGGCGGCGCAATCATGCGGCGCGGGGAAGAGTTCTAAGTTGCATTCAAGGACGAAGCGATGGCACTGATCGATTGTGAGGAGTGCGGAAATCAAATCAGCGACAAGGCAGTGGCATGCCCACGGTGCGGCGCGCCGGTAACCGCTGCCCCACCCGTGAACGCCCGCGTTCCACCGCCGGCTCGCGCGGTTACGTTCACTCCGATGACAGTTGGTGCAATCGTCGTTGCTGTGTTGGTGGTGATCTGCCTGGCACTGTTTGTCCGGGGTTTCCAGCGATCCAATGGGGCGTGGAGCCAAAGCCAAGCCGCTGCGAATGATCAAGCGAAGGATCGGCGCGCGGTTCGTTACTGCGACGAGCGCTACAAGGAGATGAACGCAGATCGCCAGTACACTCCCGACATGCTCCAGTTCCACGCGCAGGCGTGCCGTCAGCTCCGTGAGGACTTCCAGAACAGGTGGGGAAGAGCCCCTTAGCGACTGCTTGTAACATCACAAAAAAGCCCCGCCAGTCGGGGCTTTTTTGTGCGCGAACACCACGCATGGGAGCAACGTTTAGCATTTTGCGTTTAGGCCGCTTGACTTCGGTCGTTTAGCCCCCTAATCTGCGGCCGTCGACCAGCACCGTGCTGGGCCGTCGGAGCCCCAGATGGACCACACCGCCCAAAATTCAGCTGCCCGCCGCGCCCAGGCAACCTGGGAGAACCGCGAGGATCCGGGCATCGCCGCCGACGCGGCCGTGGACAGCACTGCGCTGGAAGCCCTCCGCGCCGCGCCGGCCATGCTGGAACAGACCTTTGGCTTCCAGCCCGCCACCTTCTGGGCCAAGGCCGCCCGGCTGCTGGACGCGGGCCAGGACAGCGCCTTCGCTGCAATGATCCGCGAGGCTCGGGACGCCTACGTCAACGACGAAGTCGAGGACACGGCCGACGACAAAGGCCTGTCCGCGAACGGTGCCATCGACCATCTGCTGGCCGGGGTAGCGGCATGAGCGCCACCGTCCTCCAGATCCTCGACGACGAAATCGAGGTGATCAGCCAGTCCCTTTCCCGTCATCGCGCCCGTGCGGACCGCACGGCAGCGCGCAAGGGCGAGCGCGACATCCACGCCGACCGCGTCTGCGATTGGGCGGAGTACCGCCGCGACCGGTTGCGCGCCGCACGGGCCGAGATTGCCCGCCTCATCGCCAGCAACCAGCACGCACCCGAAGGAGCTACTGCATGAACACCAACGTTCGCCAGATCCGCGAGTTCCAGGCCGTACGCGATGCGATCGCCTGCACCGGCCTGAGCCCGGCGCCGCTGTTCCGCCGTCTCAACGCCGAGCAGCGCCGCGGCAACCGGGGCCTGTCGGTAGTGGACAACGCGCTGCGGCTGCGCCGCCAGTTCCGCGATGAGTTCACCAACCCGCCGCCGGAGGCCGCATGAGCGACCACGCTTCCAAGTTCGAGGAGCTGCTGAAGGCGGACACCGCCCGGATGTCGCTGGAGTTCATCGCCTACGGCGCCGTGATCGGCTTCATCGTCGGCGCGGCCGCCGTGCTGATCTTTCAGGACATGTTGAAGGCGGTGATGTCGTGAGCCGCCGCCTGCCTTACATCCTCGCGCCCCTGCTCATGTGGGGCCTGATCTGCGGCTTTGCTGCAGCAGGCGCTGGCCTGGCGGTTGTGCACGGTAACTACCTGTCGCTGCTGATGGCCCGCGCAGTTCTCGCCGGTGCCGTCTACCAAGCCGCTCTCGAATGGTTCCGCGCCGAGAAGGCGCTGGCCGAGCGCCGTAGCGGCATCCAGTCCCTGACGTCCGCCATGCCGGTACCGGCGGAAGACCTGCAGTAACCCACTGCCGGCCCGGCCGGCTCAACCGACGAGGTCCACATGTTCCACCTGAAGAACAACCCGGCGGCCGTCTCCAACGTGAACCTGCGCATCGAGAAGCACGGCGATGAGCGGCACTTGGCGGTCGACCTTTCCATCACCACCAGCACCAGCAACTTGGTGCTGGACCACTTCGACAAGGAACTGCGCAAGGCGCTGTTCCGCAAGCCGGGCAAGGGTGAGCAACAGTCGCTGCCGACCATCGGCGACCACCTGACCGAGATCAAGATCCCGAGCTTGGAGCCCATCAAGGTGGGCCACGAATTCAGGGGCTTCGAACTGCAGATCGACGGCGAACTGGACAGCACGCAGCCGATCTTCCTGGTGGACGTGAAGCTGAAGAAGTTCGTGATCGCCCCGAAGGAAGGCGGCAGCGTGGAGCTGTCGTTCAAGGCCTCGGCGAGCGTCACCCCGGACGAAGTTGCGGAGCTGACAGAAGCCCTGATTCGCGAAAACGTGGTCCTGACCCTGCAGCCCGGCCAGGCCGAAGAACCCAAGCAGCAGGAAGACCTCGCCGCCTGATCCCCTGCCCTGCGCGTCCCCCTGTGGCGCAGGGCTGACAGCCCGGAAAGACGGGCACTTCTCTACCCGCCCAGGAGAACACTTATGACCCGCACCATGCCGGAACCGAACCACATCACCCTGTTCGACGTGCAGTCGAGCCAGATCCACAGCATCGGGCATGACGCCGACAGCAACACCTTGGCCATCCGCTTCACGCGCGGCTACGCCGACAAGCGCGGCCCCGGATCGCTCTATCACTACGCCAACTTCAGCGCCGAGGAGTTCCAGGCGTTCAAGGAAGCCGAATCGCTGGGCAAACACTTCGGCGCGTACATCAAGCCGTTCCCGGAGAAGTATCCGTACCACAAGGTCGCCGAGCAGCAGCAGGCCGCCTGACCGACTACGGAGAGGAATGCGCAGGCTGATGCGCGCGGTGAAGCACGTGCCGGTTCGACTCCGGTGATGGGGCGGTCCCCTGACTGCTAGGCCAGCAGATCGAGCGAAGGCGGTTCAAGTCCGTAGTAGGCCATGCCGGAGATCAGCACCGGCCCTCTCCACCCCTATTCCATGCACGCCGGCCCCGCCGGCCGGAGATCCAGCGACATGAACGTTCCCGCCACCCAGCAGCAGGCCAGTGCACTCCCCGCACCGGCGCGACAGCAGTTCGACCTCAGCCCGCAGACGTTTGAGCAGGCTCTGACCTTCGCGGACATCCTCGCCGACAGCGACATGGTCCCCAAGGACTTCAAGGGCAAGCCCGGCAATTGCCTCATCGCTATGCAGTGGGGCGCCGAGTTAGGCCTGAAGCCGCTCCAGGCGTTGCAGAACATCGCGATCATCAACGGCCGGCCCGCGCTGTGGGGCGATGCTGTGATCGCGCTCGTCCGCAACTCACCGCTCTGCGAGTACGTCACCGAGTCGGACGATGGTGGCACGGCTGTCTGCCGAGTGAAGCGTCGCGGCGAATCTGAAGAAGTCCGCACCTTCAGCACCGAAGACGCCAAGGTCGCAAACCTGCTTGGCAAGACCGGCCCGTGGACCCAGTACCCAAAGCGCATGCGTCAGATGCGTGCCCGTGCGTTCGCGCTGCGCGATGTGTTCCCGGACGTACTGCGCGGCATGCCCATCGCCGAGGAAGTCATGGACATCCCGCAGGCAGGTGCTGCCACCGGCGAGCAGCCGCGCGCCGCCATCGAGGGCCAGGCCGACAAGCAGCTGCCGCTCTACTCCGAGGCCGACTTCTCAGCCAACCTGCCGAAGTGGCGGGAGATCATCGCCAGCGGCAAGAAGTCCGCTGAGGATCTGATCGCCACGCTGCAGACCCGTGCGCGCTTTACCGCTCAGCAGCTGGCGGAGATCCGCACCACTCCGAAGGCTGAGACGGGCGACAACGGCGAGCCGCAGGGCGAAACCGACGCCGCTCCGCAGAATGCTGTGGAGGGCTGAACATGCGCACCGTAAGCCTGATCCAGGGCACGCCGGAATGGCACGCCCATCGCGCCAGCCACTTCAACGCCAGCGACGCGCCGGCAATGATGGGCTGCAGCCCATACAAAACCCGCAGCCAGCTGGTGCGCGAATTCGCCACTGGCGCCGCTATCGAGCACGACCCCGCCACCCTGCAGCGCTTCGCCGATGGCCACCGCTTCGAAGACCTGGCCCGGCCGCTGGCCGAGCGCATCATCGGCGAGGAGCTGTATCCCTGCGTGGGCGTGGACGGCAAGTTCTCCGCCAGCTTCGACGGCCTGACCCTGCTGGAGGACAAGGCGTTCGAGCACAAGTCGCTCAACGACGACCTGCGTCTGGCCATACCGGTGGACGGCGGCGACGCCTGCCTGCCGCTGCACTACCAGGTGCAGATGGAACACCAGGCCATGGTCAGCGGCGCCGAGCGCGTGCTGTTCATGGCATCGAAGTGGAACGGCGACGAGCTGGTCGAGGAGCGCCACTGCTGGTACACCCCGAACGCCGAGCTACGCGCCAAGATCGTGGCCGGCTGGGCCCAGTTCGATGCCGACGTGATGGCCTATGACCCGGCGCCGGCGGCCGAGCCGGTGGCCGCCGGCCGCGCGCCGGACCAGATGCCGGCCCTGCGCATCGAAGTAACCGGCATGGTTACCGCGTCGAATCTGGCCGAGTGGAAGGAACAGGCCATCGCCGTGTTCCAGGGCATCAGCACCGAACTGGTCAGCGACCAGGACTTCGCGGATGCCGAGAAGACGGTGAAGTGGTGCGGCGACATTGAGGACCAGCTGAAGGCCGCCAAGCAGCACGCACTGAGCCAGACCCAGAGCATCGACCTGCTGTTCCGCACGATCGATGCCATCGCCGAGGAAGCCCGTTCGAAGCGCCTGGCGCTGGAGAAGCGCGTCAAGACCCGCAAGGACGAGCGCCGCACCGAGATTGGCAACGCCGCCCGCCGCGCGGTGCAGCAGCACGTGCTGGCCATCAACGAAACGCTGGGCGAGCACGCCATCCCGATGCCGGCCACGCTGATTGTCGATATCGGCGACGCGATGAAGGGCAAACGCTCGTTCGCCAGCATGCAGGAAGCTGTGGACACGGTTGCTGCCAACGCCAAGGTCGATGCCAGTCAGTCGGCTGAGCGGATCCGCGCCAACATCCGCGTGATGGAAATGGAGGTCGGCACCCATGCCGCCCTGTTCCCCGATCGCGTGCAGCTGTGCTCCACGAAGTCGGCAGAAGATCTGCGCAACCTGATGGCGGCGCGCATCTCCCAGCACCAGCAGGCGGAGCAGGATCGCCTGGACGCCGAGCGCGAGAAGATCCGCAAGGAAGAGGAGGCCCGTGCGCAGAAGAAGGCAGCCGACGACACGGCCGCTGCTGCAGCTGAGCAGTCCGCCCAGGCCGCTCAGGCGGCAGAACCGGAAGCGCCGGCAGCGGCACCGATGCGCACCGCGCCGACGGCAGTGGCCAGCGCCCCGGCAGCGAGCGCAACGCCGCGTGCGGTGGTCAGGATCAAGCTGGGTCAGGTCGTAGACCTGATCGCCCCGCTGAAGATCGACGCCGAGGGTCTGCGCCAGCTGGGCTTCGAGCCGGTCTCTACCGAGCGCGGTTCGAAGCTGTACGACGCCAGCCAGATCGATGCCATGCGCGGCGAGATGATCCGCCGCCTGCAGCAGCCGCTGCCCGACACCTACGCGCAGGCAGCGTGATGGAGTTCTGGCGCACCAGCGAACTGCGGGCCCTGCGCCAGATGGAGGGCCGCGACGCGATGACCGTCGCAGCTGCCCTCGGGCGCTCACCCCGCGCTGTCCAGGACATGGCGCGCTGCCAGGGAATGCCGGTACCGCGCCAGCGGCACGCCCGGTACTGGCCGGCCACCACCAAACGCCGCGCCCGGCAGCTCCGGGCCAGCGGCAACACCGTCAACCAGATCAGCGCCGCGCTGGGTGTCCCATTCGGGACCGTGCGCCGCTGGGTCTACGAAGGAGCAGCAGCATGACCAGCATTCACGTGAAGCCAGTCTTCAGCGGCGCCACTGATCGCGAGAAGGAGCAGGACCGGCAGAAGCTGGCCAGCGACCTGGCTCGCTTCGAGGCAGCCGGCGGCAAGGTCCAAGTCCTGGGCAACAGTGGCATCGACAAGGCCACGATCAGCCGTCGGCAGGTGGTCGAGGGTGGGCGCGATCGCCGTGCGGGCAGGAAGGCGGCGAGCGTATGAGCCGCCACATCGCCCGTCGCGCCCCCAAGGAAACTATCGGCTTTGCCTGGGGCCGGTTCCCGACCGTCGACGGCAGCGCCATCACCTGGCGCCTGTACCGCCGCGACCACCGCCGTGCGCTGCACATGCACGTGCTGACGTTCTTCGCGCACGACGATCGCGCGGTCATCGCCGCCCACCTGCGCCGCGCGCGCCGCTACCTGCGCGACAAGGTGGACGACGTCGACCTAGCCGCAATGGGGGTAGCAGCGTGAGGTCACTGAACAGGAGGCTGTATGCCGGATGCTGCTGCGGCCTCTGGAGCTGGGCGGCTTGCGTCGCTAGGTCGGACACCAACGAATGCCCTGAACTCCACTTCGAAGTCGGAGCTGATCTCGAGCAACCATTTCAGCTGCTGACGAAGAAGGTTGAAATCCGCGGGGTCACCCTTGTAGCCGAACCTTCCGCCGTTCGACATGGATGGGTGAACAACGCGAGGGACGATGGTCGCTGCAATCTCGGTCAGCGTCCTTCCGCCGCCAATGAGAGTGGCCAGGTCTGCCCCAATGCTGTCGGGGAGGTTGTGAATCCGCTCTTCCACTCTCTCGGCCCCAGGAACAAGGCTGCGAGATACGCCATCGAGAACACCCAAGAGCTGCTTCCCCTTTGTGATCGTGGCGGGGCTATTCCAGTCGATTCCGTCTTCCCAGGCTTCGAGCAAAGCGGACAGGTGAGCAGGAAGGGACACCACTTCGTAGAGCAGAAGCCGACCGATGATGCGTGCGTTCTCCTCTCGAAGCTTTACAGCCTCTCCGTGCTGCTGAGCAGCGATCTCGGTTGCCTTCCCGGCGATCTCCGTAGCTCGTTTCGACGTTCGATGTGCGAGCACGGCGACGAAAGTAGTGGCGACTGCAGCACCTACGCCTACAACGACCGCCGCCCAGTCCGCGACGTTCCCCCAATCCACTGCGAGCGGGCATATCGCCATCGCCATTCCCCCCTGTCCATGTTGGAGCCGATTCTGCCATGACCTCCATCCATCCGAACGACCGGGTCTACGCGCTGGAGCGAGCTCTGGCCGCCGCCGTCGCCCAAGGCGAAGACCGCAAGGTGCAGGACGACCTGCGCGAAATCCTGGCCGAAGCCCGCCGCGAGGCCCGGGGGTGAGCGGCCTGGTGCTAGTGCCGGCGCCCAAGGATCCCGGCGTCCCGGCCCGCATGCGGCAACCGACGAAGGATGCCTATCGGCAGTGGCTCACCCAGGCCAACGAGCGCATCGAGCAACTGCGGGCCGAGGTGGCCGAGCTGCGCGCCGGCGGCAGCACCAGCACCACCAGACCGGCACTGATCGCCGACCTAGTAACTGCGGCAACTACGCTCGGGCACCACGAAACGCTGCGCAGCAGCAGCGACGAAACCATCGACTACTGGCGCACGCGCGTTGAGCAGCTGCGCGCCGAACTGATTGGAGATTCAAATGGCTGACGGTTCCGGACCATCCATGCGCTTCAACTTCCCGCTGCCGCAGCTCTCCCGCCTGCGCCTCGCGGAAATCATCATCGACCTGTTCGCCGGCGGCGGCGGCGCCAGCGAGGCGTTGAAGCAGGCTATCGGCACTGACCCCGCTCTGGCTTACAACCACGACGTGCTCGCCATCGGCATGCATGCTGCCAACCATCCGCTGACCCAGCACCACCGGGAAGACATCTGGCATGCCGACCCGCGCCGCGACGTGGCCGGGCGCCCGGTAGGCTGGTTTCACGCCTCCCCGGACTGCACGCACTTCAGCCAAGCCAAGGGCGGCCAGCCGCGCAGCCGGAAGACCCGCGCCCTTTCGTGGGTGGTGCTGAAGTGGGTTGGCCAGCTGAGGCGCGCAGACCAAGCCAACGGGACCAACACCGCGCCGCGCATCATCTCCATGGAGAACGTGTGGCAGATCCTGACCTGGGGTCCGCTGGTCGCCAAGCGCTGCAGCAAGACCGGCCGCGTCGTCACCCTGGACCTGATCCAGGCCGTCGATGAAGGCACCGGGAAGCCCGTGTTCCGCAGGGGCAAGCCGGTGATGACCAGTCGAATTGCCGACAAGGGCGAGCGCGTTCCCGTCGAGCGCCAGGCACTTGTGCCTGATAAGCGCCACACCGGTCGCACCTGGCGCCAGTTCGTAGCGGCCCTTCGTGCGCTCGGCTACGCGGTCGAATGGCGCAAGCTGGTGGCCAGCGACTACGGCGCCGGCACCAGCCGCGAACGCCTGTTCTTGCTCGGCCGCCGCGACGGAGAGCCCATCGTGTGGCCCGCTGCCAGCCACGGCCCCAACCCGGGCCAGACGCCGCGCGTAACCGCTGCCAATTGCCTGGACTTCTCTATCCCCTGCCCGTCCATCTTCACCCGCACCCGCCCGCTGGCCGACGCCACCATGCGCCGCATCGCAAAGGGCGTCATGCGCCACGTCATCAACTCGGCCGATCCGTTCATTGTCCCCGTGACGCACCAGGGCGGCGACCGCGTGCATGACGTGCGCGAGCCGATGCGCACGATCACTGCCGCCAATCGCGGCGAGTTGATGCTGGCCGCGCCGGAACTGGCACCGTTCCTCACAGAGCACGCCAACGCCAGCACGCAACGCACGATGGCCGCGAACGAACCGCTTCGCACCATGTGCGCAGAAGTGAAGGGCGGACACTTCTCGGTGGTGGCACCGACGCTGGTGCAGACCGGCTACGGCGAGCGCGAGGGCCAGGCTCCTCGCTCCTTGGACCTGGAGCAGCCGCTGGGTACTGTGGTTGCCGGCGGCGTCAAACACGCCGTTGCCGCCGCTCACCTGGTGAAGTTCCGAGGCGACAACATAGGGTCGCCCGCAACGGAACCGGTTCCGACAATCACCTCCGGCGCAGGCGCAGCGCGCCCGGCCGGCGCAGCACACGCCTTGGGCCTCGCTTCCGCTTCGCTGGTAACCCTGCGGCGGAACATGGTCGGCGCCGATGTACGGACGCCGCTCACGACAGTTGCAGCGCAGGCCGAACACCATGCGGTGGCAACTGCCTTCCTTGAGCAGGCCAACGGCGGTTTCTATCAGGGTGACGGCAACGATGCGCGCGACCCCGTGAGCACCATCACCGCCAGCGGCAGCCAGCAGCGGCTGATCAGCGCCGATCTTGTCCAGCTTTCGCCAGAGCACGAAGCCGGCGCCCTGCGCGTCGCCGCCTTCCTGGTGAAGTACTACGGCACCGGTGCCAATGTGCCGAGTCTTTCGGATCCGGTCGACACCATCACCACCAAGGATCGGTTGGCGCTGGTCACGGTGGTGATCAAGGGCACGCCCTACGTCATCGTGGATATCGGCCTGCGCATGCTCAAGCCGCACGAGCTGTTCCGTGCACAGGGCTTCCCGGCGAGCTACATCATCGATCGCACCGCCGACGGCACCGTGCTGAAGACCACAGCGCAGGTCCGCATGTGCGGCAATAGCGTCAGCCCTCCGCCGTTCTACGCCCTGATCGGCGCCAACCTGGACCCGGTGGCGATGCCGCTGGCGGAGGCTGCATGAGCGCCCGTCGCCACCAGGTGATGCACGTGCGCCGGAAGATCACCGGCCGCCCCATGGTCATCGCCAAGAACGCACGCACCGTGCGCGAGCTGCTGCGCCGCCACCTCCGCGAGGAAGGTATGCGGCTGATGGATCTGGCCCCGGCATGGGGCCGCAGCGCGCACACCGTCTATTCCCTGTTCGCCGTCAACCGACCGCTTGCACCTGAGCATCTGGAGGCATCGATTCAGGCCCTCGGCTTGGATGAGTTCGACGCCAACGAACTGCGCCTGCAGGGCGCCCGCGAGGCGGGTTGGCAGATTGACGAGACTTTTCTGTTGGAGAGGCCGCAATGACCGACGACCGAAACCGCTGTCGCACGCCATCAGCTAATCCGTCCTATAAGAGTTGTTCGCAGTTCTTCCTCCGTTTGACTCGGATCAAGTTCGGAAAGCTTTCCAAGTACCTTGAGGTTCTGCGCCATCTGCTCAATCGACGTCTGGAGACCATGATCCGGTTCTCCCAAATACTGACGCAGCCGCTCTCGTGCGCGCCACATAGCACCATTCGCGCGGTTCAGAATTGCCGCAAGATTAGACGCGGGCAGCTGACTGCCTGGAGTCCTGAATTGCACGCGCGCCAGCATGGAGCGGAGGATTTCTATCTCAGCAAGGCACTGGCCAATAGCCTCATTTACCCTGCCGGGCAAAACGTCGAAGTAAGGAATGAGATCAGCCAGGGTTTTCGAGTCCACCTGCTCAGCATTCACTTTGGCAATATTGTAGTCACTCACGACGGTGGCGGCCCGTGCGAGTTCTGCGCTGGATGCCAAATGAAGAAGCTGAATCTCCAACCTGATAAAGGCAATTTTCACCACCGCAGCTGCATGCCTTCGCCTAGCAAAAATCGGCTTCAGCCCGAGCCAAAGCGCGACGCCGGCAGCGCAAATCGTGCCTACGGCAGCCCATGCGTCCCACCAAACCACACAACCGTCTTGTCCAGGCGGCCAACACGTGCTGAAAGCGCTCCACCAGCTCATTCCTTCATCCCCCTGTGGACTGACCGGCATTCTGCCACGGGCTCAAACCGCGAGTTGCCTGGGCCTGCTGATCTTCTGCAATACACCGACGTGCCTGACTTCCGCAAGGTAGGCCACGTGCTGGCCAGCCTCTCAGGAATCGATCTAGGCAAGGCCAGCAAGGCTACCGTGCGGGACTGGGAGGCCCGGGGCCTGGCGCTGATCGAACTGTCGCGGGGGGATCGGGCCGAAGCCCAGCGGATCATGGCCCCCGTATCGAAACGCCGCCGCCGCGGCACCAATCTGGCCGCCGCCGGCGTGCCGAAGGAGGAAGCATGAGCGACAACATCCTCGCGAGCCCCAAGCCGCTCGTCTTCATTCGGATGCCAGAGGTTCGGCGCCGAACGGGCCTGAGCAAGACCACGATCTACAAACGGATCCACGAACGGACGTTCCCGGCTGCGGTTCCTCTGGGCGATGGCATGGTCGCCTGGGTCGAAGCCGAGGTGGATGCGTGGCAGGCAAAACGACTGGCGGAACGATCCCCACCAGCGCCTGGGGAAACGGACCTCCCAAAGGCCGCGTAG